TCTACATGGGGTATTTGTGGTATCTGGGCAAATGGTTTGAAAGCCACTGGTTTCAAATCAATGGTTATCGCTCAGTACACTGGTGTATCTCTACAGAAAGACGATAGAGCATTCATCCGTTACGACGAGTTTACCAACACATTCAATCAAGCATCACTGAAGGATGCATTTGCTACTGTTCCTTATCATACTAAGGGTGATGCATTCTGGAAGGATGACTGGAGAAACTTCCACGTTCGTGCATCTGAAGACGCATTCATTCAGTGTGTTAGTATCTTCGCCGTTGGTTTCGCTGATCACTTCCTAATGGAAAGTGGTGGTGATATGTCAATCACCAACTCTAACTCTAACTTTGGTAACACATCCTTACATGCTATTGGTTTCAAAGGATTTGCATTCAACCAAGATAAGGGTGGTTATCTAACAGACATTATTCCTCCAAAGATTGTTGAGGAAGTAGGAAATAGTAAGAAACAAGCATACTATACTATTGACGTTCAGGCATCTAACGATCAAGGAAACCACACCAAACTATATCTTGGTGATGATAATGCTTATGTCCCAACTGAAAGACCTGCTGCTACAATCGGTGGTTATCGTATTGGTGCGAAGTCTGATGAAAAAATCTATGTAAAACTATCACCAAGAACTACTGGTGGTAATAGTGAGTTCAATGCAACTCTAACTCCAAATGGATTTAAGAAGTTTACTGCTACTCCAGATATTCTAAATCCTAATGCTGCACAGGTTAATAATAAAGCACAAGATGCTGCTAATCTGATTGAAGCAAACAAAGAATTTATTGCTTATGAAGCATATGGTTACATCACTGCAAAGTATCCAGCACTTCTAGTCAAGCAAAGTATTCAGATTGTTAAGTGTCGTCGTGATATTGGTTATCTACTTGATGCTACTATCCAAGACTTGAGACTTGGTGGTAACATCAATACTATTCAAGCTGCTGAATCTTATTATGTTAAGAGTGGTGGTACTGATAGTCTCAGTTACATTAATAATGAACTGCAAGAAACTCTAGAAGGTTACTACTATGCTAGAGATCTAGCAATTGCTGCTCTTCGTAACTATTCATATAAGAGAACTGGTGTAGAGACAACTGCTGGTAATTCTATCATCAAAGTTGGTGATAGCAGTGGTATTGTACCAGGCATGACTGTTGCTGACTACGCACCTAGTGAGTTTGAGAATGCACAAGGCACTCAAACAAATGATCTTAAGAATGGTGCTACCAGACCAGCACAACCTGTTATTCCTGACAATACATTTGTTAAGCGTATTGTTGATGCTACCACAGTTGAACTTGGTCAGAGAGCAACAACTAGCGTCAAGCAAGTAGTAGCAGATCGTAATGGTGATGCAAGAGAGTTGATTCTTGCTAACAAGACATTTATTGCTACAGAAGCATATGAAAGAATGCTTCTTGATTATCCTAATTACACACCTTCTACTGGTTATAATGCAACCACAGGTAAGGCAAAGTGTATTGATGACCTAGAGAAAGCAATTGAAGCAGTTGCAGAAAACACTGCTTTTGGTGGTAATGCTGATACATGGGATGCAGCATACTATTATGATAGTGGTGCTGTTCAAGATCTAGCAGCAAAGAAAGACGAAACTATTACAGCATTTAATTACTGTAAAGATATGGCCATTCAGGTCATGCGTAAAGAAGATGTGTTCATCTTTGGTACTCATGGTCTAACACAGTCTACAGTTACACCTAATGACCCTGTTACTGAAGAACAGGGAGAACTAGTTAATGATAGAAATGGTGATGCTCGTAATCTAATCCTTGCTAACAAGAATCTAATTGCTCATGAAGCAGTTCAGAGAATGATTCTTGAATCATCAACAGATCAATTCACACCTACAGGTGCTGTATATGATCCTACTGCTGGTGATCTAACACTTACAATCTCTCAGCATGGTCTAACTGGTGCTGATTCTTATACTGTACAGAGTGCAGATTATGATCCTGTAAGTGGAAAACTAACAGTAACTATTCCTAACCATAGTTTTGGTAACGGTGAAAGAGTTAAGTTTGATGATAACTCTCTTACCTTTACATGCTCACAGGATAGTAATGCTACCAACCACACATATCCAAGAGTAAGCGACCCTGTAAGTAATAAGTGGTTGCAAATTTCTCACGTGACCACAAATACTTTTGAGGTCAATGTTGGTGATACTCTTGATGGTAACTACACTCATACATTTGTATCTGCCGTCACTAATGGTCTTAAGAGAGCAGCGGATAGTGTAAGATTTGATTACAATTCATTCACATTTACATGTGCGATGGATTCTTCTGAGCAGAAGACATATCCTCGTATTGGTGATCCTGCTGGTGGTAGAGTTCTTCCTATTAGTACAACAACTGCTGATACTATTACAGTTGCAGTTGGTAAATCACTACTAGTTGATCATGATGTAACCACTGCTGATTACGATCCAAATTCAGGTGAACTTACACTAGACATTGGTGCTCACAATCTTTCTGTAGGAACTAGCATCAAGATTCCTAATAACGCACTATCATTCAAGTGTGCTCAAGACAACTTCACTGCTGTTAAGACATATCCACGTGCAGGTGTTGATCCTTATGCTGATAAGGCAATCAAGATTGAAAAGGTAGGATCTTCTTTCCATACAGCAACTGATGGTGCATACAACCCCACCACTGGTGATCTAACAATTACAATTCCTAATCATGGTTTTGCTAATGGTAGTAGAGTTAGATTGGCAGATAATTCATTCACATTTACATGTGCAATGGATAATTATGCTACTGAGCATTCATATCCAAGAGAGGGAGATCCTGCAAGCGGTGAGTTCTTAGATGTTTCTAATGTAACTACCAATACATTCACAGTTAATGTTGGACCTGCTGGTTCTACACAACAGTTCACACCTACAAATGCATCATATGATTCTGCAAGTGGTGAACTAACTCTTACCATTGCTGGTCATGGTTTAGGTATTGGTGAAGGTGTTGTCATTGCAGATAATGCACTATCATTTACCTGTAACATGGATGGTAATGATAGCACAAAGACATATCCACGTACCAACAAGGATAATGCATCTTCTAGATCTTTGTCTATTGTCAAGAAGACTACTGATACCATTACATTAAATGTTGGTAATGCTGGTAATAACAAGACATTTACTCCTACAACAGGTTCATATAATGAAACAACTGGTGCTTTAGATCTTAACATTGGTCAGCATGGTCTTGCTGTTGGATCTAACATTGTACTAAAAGATAATTCAATTAGATTTACATGTGATAAGGATGGCAACCAGAGTGTTGAGAGTTATCCTCGTCCTCAGGTTGACCCATTTGCAGGTAAATCTATTGAGATTACTGATGTTGCATACACAGAATCTACTGCTACTGGTGCAACATACAATCCTCACAATGGTGATCTAGAGATTACAGTTCCTAGTCATGGATTTACTGGTCCTCAAGAGTTCACACCTCTAGTTGGTCAAACTGCATACGATGCAGCGACTGGTGTTCTAACACTTCAGATTCCTAACCATGGTCTACAAAATGGTGAGTATATCAGAATTAAGGATAATTCACTAACATTTACTTGCACCAAGGATAGTGATGCTACTAACCACACATATCCACGTGCTACTGATCCTGCTAGTAATAAGGATCTAGTTGTTAGCAATGCAACTCAAAGCACATTTGAGGTCAATATTGGACCTGCTGGTGGTTATGGACAATATGTACACACATTCGTATCTGCTGCGACTGGTGCTGTTACTGCTGGTGGTGATTACATTCAGGTTGCAGATAACTCTCTATCATTCAAGTGTAGTCTAGATGGAGATACTAGTGCTAAAGCATATCCTCGTACTGGATTTGATCTACCTAGTGGTAGATGGTTACAAATCAGATCTACAACTGCAAATACATTTGTTGTTAACGTAGGTAAGTCTTCTAATCTCTCTACTCATACATTTGATTCTGCTGTTGCTAATGGTATTAGAAAGCAGACTGGTGTTATCACAGTTAATGTTGGATTTGATAGCAATACTAACAACCAATACACTCATACATGGGATAGTGCTTTAGCTGATGCTGTTGAGTTTACTCCTCAGTCTACTCATACATTTGTATCTGCTGTTTCTAATTCTGTATCCCATGCTCCAGATGCAGCACATACATTTAAGAGAGCAGCAACTGGTGGTGTTGCCAGACAGAATGGTACTATCACTGTTAATGTTGGTGCTGCTGCTCCAGCAGACAGATACATTCACGTCTGGGCAGGTGGAACTGCTACTGGTGCTGTCAAGTCTGGTGGTAATTACACTCATGCTTGGGTATCTTCTGGAAATGATTCTGTACATAAGGTATTCTCTATTGCTGGTAACAGAAACTATCACGACCAAGATTGTGTTGATGATGCTGTAGATGTACTAGAGGCAGTTGCAGATAACGTAGCGTTCGGTGGTAATGATAAGACATGGGATGCTGCTTACTCATATAAGACTGGTGCTCACGTTGCTGGTGAGGAGACTGAAACTAATGAAGTCTTCCGTCATGCTAAAGAAATGGCTGGTCAGGTTATCAAGAACCAAAAGATTCTAAGAATTGGTAACCATGGTATTAGTCAGGTATATGATACTACTATTACTGAGGATGATCCTACTTCTGTAGATAATAAGAGTGGTGATGCATACAATCTATTGATTGATAATGCTGCATTCATTGCTTCAGAAGCATATGATAGAATGATCTTTGAGTTCCCAGACTTCACACCTCCAACTGGTAACCCACAAGATTGTAAGGATGATATCAAAGACTTCGTTGTTGAGATTGCTCATAACGTAGGATTTGGTGGAAACGATAGAGTTTGGGATATGTCTAATCTCTATGTTTCTGGTGCTCATGTTGTAGGTGAAGAAGCACAAACTCTCAAGGCATTTGAAGATGCTAAAGAGATTATGGTTCAGGTTGCAAGAAATGAAAAAGTTCTTGTGAGTGGATCACATGGTAAGACTCAGGCATTTGATAATACTATTACAGTAGATGCATCTACACCAGTTAATAATAAGGTTGCTGATGCTAGAGATCTAATTCTTGCTAATAAAAACTTCATTGCTGAGATTGCACTAGGAAGAATGCTTGCACAGTATTCTAACTACATTCCAGCACAGGGTTATACTACTAACGATTGTCTTGATGACCTCAAGGATGTTGTAGATGTTGTAGCACATAACCTAGCATATGGTGGCAATGATCGTGTATGGGATGCAGCACTTCTATACAATGCAGGTGCTCATGCATCAGGCACTGAGAACGAAACTGTTTATGCATTCAATCAAGTTCGTGATATTATCAGACAGGTAATTGTTAATGATACAGTTACAGTTGATGGTCACACAGCACTAAGTCAGTCAACTGATACATCTATCACAAATGGTGTTGCTAATGGTGATTGTGATCAGGCAAAAGCAACTGTTACTACACTCGTTAGCATTCTAACTAATGCTATCAATACACCATCTTCACTATATGGTATTACTCGCACTGAGTCTAGTTCTAAGTGTGTTGCTGTTGTATCTACAATCAATACACTATATGATATCGTCAAGAATTCTATCACAACACCTGAAAGTCTTCAGTCTGTAACTAGAACTGTTGGTGGTGGTAAGTGTGACAACATCAGATCTACTATCAATACACTATTTGGTATTGTTACATCTACTGTTGCTAATGGTTCTGCACTAAATTCTATTACAAGAAATATCTCTAACGGTCCTTGTCAGGAAGTTGCATCAACAGTTACCACACTATTTGGTATTATCACTAATAGTATTAGCACTGCTGGTTACCTAGACACCATTGATAAGACTGAGATTCCTCTTGGTCTAACATTGGGTCAATCTGTTAATGCTAATTCAACAACTACAGATACCTATCTATGGTTCCAATGGCCAACAACTGGTGGTGTAGCAGACGATGGTATCTACACAGATAAGAAACCAGTTATTGATCCATTCTTTAACAATGATCCTGCCAACGTTGGCAATCAGGATACAAGTTATCCTGAATGTGCTAATGAAGCAAGTGCTGTTCGTCAGTACTTCACAAATATTGGTACAATCATTCAGTCTGGTTTGGGTAGTGTTGATAGGAATGAACCTACTTCTTCCTCTGCACTCTCAAGAAGAGCAACTATCTGGACATTAACAGATACATCTAAGGCACCTGCTAATCAATCTGATCCTCATAAATTTGAAACTGGAACACCAGTAAGACTTGTTCCACGTCCTAAAGCTGGTAAGACAGTTGATAAGCGTAATGTAAGACTACCAAATGGTTTTGATACTAATACTGAATACTATGTAATTGCACCAGGTAGAGAGACAAATCCACAAGATTTCTCTACAACAACATCATTTAATGGTCTTCAGCAAGACGTTCTAATGCTTGCAAGCAGCAAAGAGAATGCTGCCGCTGGTATCTATCTACACTCTCAGGAAGTTAATGGTATTCACCCTGACATTGAGATTGATCTGTATCAGTTCACTATTGATGATAGTTATGATCTACATCAATATGTTTGTGTTCTTGTAAACAATGGTATTCAAACTGATGTATCTCACATCTTTGATCTACCTAAAGCAAATGTACCTGAAGGTCATCAAGTATTCTTCAGAGCAGCACCTGGCAAAGATATGCCTACGGTTGGTGGTACTGATGCTAATGACCCTGCTGTTGCAGAACAGTCTGGTGTAAACATTGGCAAACTTAGAGGAGATGTATTCTTCTGGGCAAGATATATCACACCTAAGGTATTCAAGATCTATAGATCTCATGCTGATGCAATCAGTGATGTTAATTCTATTGATCTAACATCTTCTGCTAACATTGGTTTCAATGTATTTGCTAACAAGCGTACATCACCAATGCGTTATGATCCTTCATTCATTAACCCAGCGGTTAGTGATAAGGGTAAGTGGTTCCTACAAGTAGAACCAAATTCTTCTGGAGCACCTGCAACATCTCAAGAGATTCTTGCAAGACTTCATGACGCTGAATATAACGATGCATCTGGTAACACCAAAACTAATGATACTTGGTACACACGTCTGAAGGATGATAGAGTTCCTGATGATCGTATCTATCGTCTACGTTATGTAATTCCTAGTTACCTCAAGTCTGTTCGTGATCCTCTAAATGGATTCACAATCAAGATGAGGAAGGATGAAACCAGAAAACTTCTTCCACAAAGAATTGTTCTGAAGCCTGCATCTGGAAATGCTGTAACTAAGGCGGTCTTCAATAATACCACAGATAGTGGTCAGGCAAATGAAATCATCGGTATGACCGCTGCTCAGTTTGCTAATCCTGGTGGTAATCAGAATGCACTTGATACATCTAAGAGATATGATCCTTATAGGAAGGATCTAACAGGTGGAGGTAAAGAGTATCAAGCATATATTAGAACTGACTCTACAATTCAGGCAACAATCCAGTCTGGTAGATACTTTATTGATGGTGTAAGTGGTGATGAACTACTAGAACTAACTGTATTTGACCCTGAAATTGATTCTCAAGTTCCTGCACTTAAGAATGAAACTCTCACCAGTGTTAAGATTACTGCACCTCAGGGTGGTAGTTTTGTTTCTAATACTGCTAATCCTGTTAGTGGATACTTCCAGAATACTAAGGTTGAATGGGATGGTAATGATAAGGGTACTGGTTATATCCACGCTGCTCTAAATGTACCTGGTACTACAACATGGCACCTAATTCTTAAGGGTATCAGTGGTACTCTAGATTATAGTTCTACTGAAGACACTAGATTTACACAGGTTCAGGGTAGTACAGTTGTATTTGCTGATCAACTTCAGGATCCTGATGATGGTAAGTCACTAGAACTTAAGGAACTTATTCGCAAGGGTTATCCACAATATTATTATAAAGAGAAGTCATCTAACGTATACACACTAACTCCTGGTGATACTATTACTGACCAAGCAGGTAATCAATATTACATTGATTCTGTAAATGATATTGGTGAGATTGAAGACACCTTCTATATCTTTGATGTTGAAACAATTCAAAGACGTATTTTTGAGCAGCAAGATGGTATCTATTATCTAACTGCTGTACGTGGTAATGTTTCTCCATTCCCAACTGGTGCTGGTAACTTAGGTAACTTTAGAAACTTCAAGTTCTCTCAACCAATCAGCAAACTATATCCACTAAACTATAAGAACGATCCAGTATGGTTCAAGCAATTAGATCCTAACTTCGTTGATCCTCCAGCAACATTCTCTGCTGCTGATAACTATGTTCATGGTCTAGTTACTGTCAATGACTTTAAAGGTTCTATCACCAAAGAATCTATCATTGATATCATTGAATCTCCTGCACTATCTAATAATACTTACACAGGATCTAATGTTGTTCAGGCACAAGCAGGTAATGCTGCTTCTGGATCTGAAGATCGTAAGATTCCTATTGCTGGTGACAATACAGTTGTTGTTGATCAAAGACTCTACGTTGAACTTCGTAGACCATCTATCGCTCGTGCTGGTAACCATACGTTTGAATATCTTGGTTTTGGTCCAGGTAACTACTCCACTGGTCTACCTGCTAGACAGGATGTTATCCTTACCACAACTCAAGACTTCTATGCACAGTCTAAGAAGCAAGATGGTGGTCTTGTATTCTACACTGGTCTAAACTCTAATGGTGACCTATACATTGGTAACCGTAAGATTGACGCTATTACTGGTGAGGAAGTATTCCTAGAGTCTGCACAGTTAGTTGACTCTGAAGATCCTGATGATCTCATTGATAGCCTCGTCACAACATTTGACACTCCTGTAACATTCAACCAGAATATTACAGTCAATGGTGGTGATGAAGGTAAGTTAGTCAATACATTCAACTCACCTGTAACAGTTAATGTTGCTAGTGGTTTGGGTCTAAATTCCCTCACCATTCTATCAACTGTTAATCCTAATGCAACTCCAGTTGGAGATGATGAGACACTTGATAGATCTGCACAGCAGGGCAATCAAATGACCAACGGTGACATTGTTCTTAATAAGAACATGATCGCTGCTTCTATCTTCCAGTTCAACCCACGTGGTTCTAATGGATTTGCACAAGGTTATAAGATTCAGAACCATGTTGTAGCATCAGAAGGTTCTAATGCTACTCCTTCACAAAGTGCAACCGATAAAGATTACTTTGATAATACTCAGGTAGTTCGTTATGGTACTAATGGTCCCCTACCTGTACCTGGCGACATCCTACTCAAGGGTGATAGTGTTGGTGCATCTGGTTCTATTGGTTGGATTTATGCTAACTCTTACTATGTACTAGGAGATCAAACTGCTAACAATCCTGACCAAGTATTCAATGTTGTATTTGATGGTAGTAATCTAGTTAGAATTAACTGGAAGAATGCCAAACAGAATGATTCCTTCGGTCCTAAGATTACATCTGCCACTAAGATTAGAATTAAGAATTGCAGTGTACCACAACTCAATGGTGTATTCAGCGTTGATCCTAATACATTCAGTTCTACTAATGATTACATCAAGATTGTTATTGGTGCAAATGTTACTAACTCTCCAATTGTTTGGAACAATGAAGTTAATGCTTCTATGGAGTATGCTGATACTTCATGGAAAGAGTGGGGTGTTCTTGGTTCTGAGGCAATCAGAACAGAAACATCTACACTAACTGATTACAGAGTTGGTATTAACACTGTCGCTAGATCTAGCAACACAGATGCTTGGAAGACTTCATTCGTTAATACTTCTACTATACCTAAAGCTAACCTAGATGTTGAAGGTAATGGTATCATTACTGGTTACAGTATTGCATATGCAACTGGTAATCGTTCTGCCATGGAAAATGCATTCGTGGTTGGTACTGCAACACCTAATGATCTAACACAATCTTCTGTCTTCCGCATCAATGCTGCCACCAATCGTGTTGGTATTAATGTATCTGATGATGGAACTGGTTCTACACAACTTGATAGAACTCTTGTTGTTAATGGTAATGGTAGATTCACCAACGATGTTAAGTTTGAGCAAGACATTGATGTTAATGGTGGTGGTCCTGGTGCTGCTAATACTGCTGAGATCAGAACTTCTATCACTGATGGAACGTTTGAGTTCATCATGGACAACACATTTGTCGGTCAACATGATGCTTATGCTTCAAGTGTTGGTGGTAGTAATGGATTCAAGATGGCTGGTTATGCCAAGAACATTGAATTTGGTAATGAGCAATCAGCAATCCAAGAGTTTGAGATTGGTAACAAGGCAAATAAGAGTTTCGTTGATCTAGGTGCAACTCCTGATGGAGACGGTACTAACGCACACATTTCTAGAATTTCTATTGGTGGTGCATTTGATAGTACTGAAACAGATTCCTATACACAGATTAATAACAAGGAACTAAAAATTGCTGGTGACATTCTACTTGGTCAAGTTAAGGACAAAGCAACTGGCACTAACACAACCAGAAGAGGTGCTGGAGACACTGCGTTCTTCAGATCAACTGCATCTAAAGTCTCTCTACTAGGAGACAACAGTGCAACAACAATCGTTGATTTTGCTACTAATGCATCACAGTTAACAATTGCTGGTCAAGGTGGTAGCACCAGAATTAGAAACAATACAACAGTTGATGCTACTTTAAGAGTAAACAGTGACATTATATTATGTGGTGGTCTCAACAACTTCTCATTCACTGCTGATAGAAAGCAAGCAGGTTCTAAATCTATTATCGCACATACCAATGGTATTCTCGGTAATAATCTTTATAATAAGAATGTAGATATTCTTGATGTCCTAAGAGTTAATGCACCAACAACAACTCCTGTTGGTAACAAGTCTGCTTATAACAGAATTGATACTGGTGGTTCAGGTACATGGGGTGATGCGACATATAGTCAAGCAATTCCACAAGCAGGATTACCTGCTCTACCTACTGGACAATATTACTTACCACTTAAGTTTAGTCCTTTCAATAATGTAACCACTGCTAATCCTGATGGAGATCAGTATTTTAATGAGAATGATATTCTTCTCATTGACAGTGCTGAGACAGCAACTGGTCATGCTGAATTTGTTAAGATCGTTTCTCTACCAAGAATCGTATCAACAAATGCACCTTACTACATTGTTGTAACCAGACAACCATTTGGTTCATTTACCAACATTTCCACAACACATGCTGATACAACACCAATTTATAAGGTAACTGTTCAGTTAGATTCTACTTGGATTACATCTGATATTGATCAGAGTGCTGGTAATAAGACAATCAATCTATCACAATTCGGTGGTAGTCTTGATGTTGCAGATTATGTAATCATCTCACGTGAAGATGGTACTCCTGCAAATGATGGTGTTGATGATGAAGGTGAAATCTTCAAATTGACAACTGTAATTAACGCAGTTGCGAAAAAATTATCCGTCAAAAAAGGGTGTGATTCTGCTTCAGAGAAAACAGTATTTGAAGTTGATTCAATTACTGGTAGTGTTACTATCGGTGATGGCACTGAGAATACAAATACTCTAATCAACGGTTCACTAGCTATCAAGGGCAAGTGTTCTGCTTCTGATAATGTCTACCCATCTACTGATTTTGCTAACAATAGTAAGTTTACTCTTAGTAATCAAGAATTACCTGTATTCAGCGTTGATATTTGCACTGGTGATACTGTTGTAGGTCAAGCTGCTGGTACTGTATTTGTTGTTGGTCAATACTATGGATCAACTGCTGCTGCTCATGATGAAACAACAGTTGTTACATCATATGTTTATGATGCAACTTCACTACAAGCAAATGGTGCTATCACCACACTAGCAAATGCTGTTGGAACAGGTGACTATGACATTCCTATTTCTAGTAATGTAGATGCATTCCAGAAGGATGACATGATCGCTATTATTGATGGCGATAGTAATATTGAGATCCTTCTTATCACTGATGATCCTAGCACTAATGCACAAGGAACTTCAATCCTACCAACAATTTATAATTCTGCATATCCTGCTGGAACATATCCTAATGGTGGTAGAGGTCAGGAAGATACAGGAGTTGGTGGTGCCACTGGTGGAACATGGAACGCAGGTGCTGTTGTTGTTAAACTCAAGAAGTTTACTGAGACAACATCACTTATCAATCCAATTCCTGCAACTGGTAGAACCGCTGTTGAATCACCAAACCAAAATGGTAATAAGATCAGAGTAAGACTAAAGAATTCTAATCTTGTTTCTGACAAATTAGACTATGTTCAGTTCCTCAAGTTTAAGACTGGTACTGATGTTGAGTGGTTCTATCCTGATAGTATTGATGGCAATGCTGATCAACTATTTGGTGTAAGAACATCTAAGTCTACAAGACTTGATTCTAGTGGCAACTTCCTTGCTACTGGTACTCACACCAGATACTTTGGTGGTGGTGCTCTCAAGGTTCATGATCATGTTGAAATGATTGGTGGTAACCTCAGAATGTATGGTTCTGATGGTGAAACTCTAGTCTTCAACGTATCTAACGATGATGACCACTTAGGTGATGGTGCTGTCCTTGACGAAAAGACAGGCGTCATGGGTATGTACGTCAATGGTGGAGCAATGGTCGGTGGTGATCTTAAGGTCATCTATGAAAATTGTCAAACCAATGGACAATGTAGCAAAGACATCAAATTCCAAGCATTTGGTTCTGATGGTTCTGTTAACATGGGTGAGAAACTTTACATCAAGGGTCAAGTTTCTGCTGGTGGTAACTCACAAGAACCAATCTTACATATTGATAACCTCGGTGCTGCTGGTAATGCTACAACAGGACCAAGAGACTTTAAGATTTATCAAGATTGTTCAATTGATGCCTTTGGAATCGCTCGTTACTTCACTAGAAACGGTGGTCGCAGATATACATATGTTGAGCAGTCACTTACTGGTATTGGTCAAACACAGGCAAACCCACTACAACCTAATAACAACTATCTAATTAATACAAGCACTGGTTCTAACATCGTAATGTATCTACCTGAATATGCAGAAACAGGTGACATGATTAGATTCGTTGAGGTTAGTGGTAACCTAACATATAATACAAGTCTAGTAATCAGAGCACTTAAAGTGAACAACGTTCCAGTTGCAATCCAAGGTGATACATCTGGTACTAAGATTCAAGCAGGTGCTGGTCAAATGACTACTGCATGGGACAGTGGTGAATTGGTCGTTCAAACTAGAAACGCATCCTTCGGTCTAATTTATGTTGGTCCTACTGATGCCGCTGGTGATCCTAATGCATCTACAGTTCCATCCAATCTACGTGGATGGTGGTTAACCGAACTCTAAAGATATGGCACAATTCTACAATTCAATTAAGTCCATGAAATCCGCTCGCATCGGCACTATCATGCCGTGGGGCGGTGATGGTAACGAGGGATTTACTGCTGCTAACTTACCTAAAGGGTGGATTGTATGTGATGGTCAGTTAAAAGATGCAATTGATTTTCCTTTACTTGCATCTGAACTTGGCAACACTTATGGTGGGGATTTAAATGGAGATTTCCCTAACTATTCTGGTCAATTTAAACTTCCTAGTATTGGAAATAAAGTTTTGATTGATCTAGAGAAAAGTTATCTAAATGACGTTAAGTATCAAAGTGGTCAAGCAAATGCTTCACAAGTAGTTGGTCATCTCATAGGGGATGGTAATGGTGATGATATAGCAACTGACTTTGGTCCTGATGCTGTTCCACCAACATATAACGCATTTGCTGATATTGATTTTACTTTTAATAATCCAAATATTCTATTAGCAGGTAGATTTACAGGACAATCAATCAGTGCTCCAGACTTCTTTACTAGTATTAGTACAATTAATAGAAAATTAGGCATCAATCATACACCACAACACCAGCATACAGAAAATTTTGAAAGTGCTATTGCTGGATTTGTTGGACCTCAAGTTTTTGATACATCTGAAGTTGTTATTGGTGGTAGTGATAGTCACCCTAATGCATGTAGTAGTCAGATTAAATCTAGAAATAATGAATGTGAAATCTCAGGTGGTAACGCAAAAGCACCAAGTTGGCAAAATGGTATTACCTTTGTATCATACTACGGTGATGATGATCATGAACATACATTACCATTAGCGAGTAAATTTCATGAATTTTTGAATGATCCTGGTACAGATTATTGGTCGGCAGTACCAGCACCATCATGGCATAGTGGCACTCCAACAAGAAATAGTCCTCAAGCAGCTACACAAACTGTAAATAGACCTGCTGTAGGATCTTACACTGACGCATTTACATATGAACCATTTGATAATGATCCTGCTACAAGCACAAAACCAAATCATTATCATCCAGCATGGGGTGGTCACCATCCAAGACCAGCAATTAATAGTAATTTAAGAAATTATTACGGTGCTTCTACTGGAGTAACTTTAGGTGGTCTTCCTGATCATCCAGAGGGACCAGGTGGGCATTTCACTGTTACTGGTGTTGTACTCACTGCTAGTAGTGATGAAATTGTATTACCAGTAGGCACAGATATTAGAACTACTAAAGTAGAGGGATCAGAGACATATTATATTGAAGATAAAATTCGTGCCTTTAAAATGATTACTGGTCCAGGTATTGCACCAGGCACTCATGTTACCAAAGTTACCAGAACAGGTAGTGATGTCTCAAATTATATTTACACACTTGATTTGAGTGAAAATACATTAGATACAGTTCCTGCTACTAGTACTCTTGTTTTTAAAGAAGGAACATTCCCATCTACTGTGAATAATATTGGATCTATGGATCCTAATGATTCAACATTCAATTCACATAATCATGGAACAATTGATTTACAAATGTCTGGTGGATCTCTAAAACCACCACCAACATTTGCTGTTGGTAACGTTGGACTAGGTAATGTTGTACCACAGAGCGAGGACAATGCACTAAATATTACAGTTACTGTCTCACAACCAGCAATGGCAACAGTGTATATAATTAAGGCATATTAATATGGCATCTTTATATTCAAAGGAAAGAGGTAAGTATGGTAATATTTCAGGGCAGATAATTATTTGGCCTGTTGAGATTTCTGGATCAATTGATGCATCAGATGCAAAAAGAGATTTACCAGGTGGATATTTAAGATGTGATGGTAGCATTTATAATGCTGTTGATTTTCCACAACTTGCTGCAATTTGTGGCACAGGAGAAACTGGTAAATTTGTCAGAAGAAATCTTGCTGGTGAAGCATTACAATCAGTGAGTGATGAACAATTTGTAGTACCAGATCTAGGATCTAAATATCCAAAACCAACTGGTAGTGCAGGTGGTGGTGGAGTATATCAAAATATTAGAGTTGTTACAGCATCTAACGTTGAAAAAAGTCGTTCTGGCATTGGTATTGAAGCAGAAGCAATTGCTGCTCAAGATGGTATAATTAATGTTGAATATACTGGTAGTTTTGTTGTCCCATCTGCTGAAATGCCGATGAGAGGGAGACCAATATGGACTGTTGGTACAACATCTGGTAATAAGAGAACGGAAAGTGAAACAGTTGATTCTAGTGCATTGCATGGACATATGCACTTTCATACTGGTGTTAGAACCAGATTGAAAGCTAGAGCAGAAGTTGATGAAAATAGTCCTAGCACAGTCTTAGATCCAGCACCACAAGGTCCAGTTGGATTGCAGAATGCTTCAACAATTCCTTTACATAAATGGATTGTTGCTACTTCAGATCCAACTACAAATAATTGGCCAGGTAATAAACAGAAACCATGTAAAGCGATTGCATCAAACAAAAGACAATCAAAAGCTCATGGTGGAGAGGGTAAGTTTGGTTACACTAACTTTAACACAACTCCTCTTGCTTGGAGTAATGCATGTATTAATAATAACCAATCTATTGTAGATACTTGGAAATATTATTGTTTATTACCAAACGAAGATTATCTTGAAGCAAATTTTGTGAATACAGAAGGTGGTGGTGATCCAAAACGGGCATGGAAAAATTATCCAATCAGTAGTAATACAGGTGCATATAATTTATCAGGTGATACTTCAACTCAATTTTCTCTTGATGTGGCATTAAATCTTGTTCTTGGTTGTCTAATGACAACGACGGATGATAAGAAACAGAAATCGGTAGATATTGATGCTGCTTATATACCTAATGGTCCTGGTGTTCCAGATGACTGGAAAGACACTAGTTGGGCAGATTCAATGCCATTCCAGATGAATGATCTTCATCAATTTGCTGGTCAAGATGTATCTCCTGCTACGATTAATGAGTTTACTCAAACCAATCCATTATATGGAGGTGCAGAAGATCCAACAGAACATTTCCACAAAGTTGATCTAGAAAAGGAAGATCATACATATGTTTTGAAAACAGATTCTACTGAAATTTCAGCAGATCTATTAAAAACACAATTACAGTTATCTACAGACGATGCAAGGTCAGTAGATAATGTAGTGCAACCATTTATTGTTTTAGAATACTTAATTAAGATTTGATCAATGACGATTTCACCTGCTCCATCATATAGAAATACCAGACAGAATTATTATACAGATAAAGCATCTGATAATCATCCTCTAGGTGCCATTGTCAATACATTCAAAGCAATTACTGATGTATATGATAATCAATATACACCATTAACTGCTTATACTGCTGTTAGTGGCAATGCTAATACCCCTACAAATCCTGAGTACCAGTATCCTGGTTACTTATATTGTGATGGATCTGAGTATGAAATTAGTGATTTCCCTGCATTATATTCTATCATTGGTAATGATTATGGTGGAACTCCAAGACCAGGTATTAACCTAATTAATGGTGGTAGTGGATATAGTAGTGGAAGTGGATCAACAATCTACACACAGATCGGTCTTGAGAGTTATACTCAAACACATAATGCACCAATTCTGTTTACTCAGACAGAAGATGATACAGTAGGCGGTGGTAATCAATTCACTTGGTTGACTGATTATCACAATGCTATTAATGCAATTTCTGCTAATGCTCCATCAACTCTAACATCAGTTCTATATGGAGGACACGAAGGGTTTACAAAACAAACAGCAGATGGTCAACTACTTCAGACTGCAATTAGATCTGCTCTTGGCAATTCAAATGCTGGAACTACTGCTATTACTGCACCCACACCGTTTACTATCACTCCAGCAAATAATCAATCAGCTACTATAAATGGTACATCTTACCCAGTTATGGGTAGATTGTATGTTCCTACAAGTCTAGGCAATTCACTTGATGTTGTAGTTGCATTCCATGGAACTCTTGAGGAGAATCCTAACGGTCCAGATATTATTGATGCAGCATTTACAACGCTTCAGCAACTTACCAATCAAAATACTGTTAATCTAAGAGATAAGATTATCTTCTCAGTTGCATATCCTCAGGATCATATTTCCAACACAAGACAGTTTAATCTAGGTGGTGTTGGTACAGAGTCATCAACATTCTTGATGGGAGATAACTTACCTTGGGCAAGAGCAGCAGTTAAGTGGGTTCAGAATGATTTAAATGCTTATATTGCAGCACAGGGTGGTTCTGTAACTATCAACGATGTTTATCTCTTTGGTCACTCTCAAGGTGGTAAACTTGTCTCTAAGATTAACACCTTAGATACTGGCATTACTGGTGTAGTTGCAAATGCTCCTGGTCCTATTCAGTTTGATCAAACTTGCTCTGTAGCTGCAAATGCAGCAGGTACAACTTGCTCAAAAGTTTCTGCAATTCATGGTCCTGTTGGTACTGGTGGTACTGGCACTACAATTACATTTGATGCCGCACCAGCTGGTGGACAAACTATTCAAGCAACTTTAGTAGTTGATCCTAGTGGTACAGTTATTGGTGTAAATCCAACTAATTTAGGATCAGGTTACACTTCAGAACCATCATATACTATTAATAATGCAGGTGGTGGTTCTGGTCTTCAATTAGAAGTTAATCTTAATGATGATGGAGCAATTGAATCTATTAATCAGGAGAATGTATTTAATCATTGGGGTGAATCTAGAAGTTTAGGTACGTTTAAAGTACCTGATCTTAAGACTAGAAAAGTTGTTGGATATGGTAATGTTTATGGAGCTGGAACTCCTAGCATTGGTTTGATTACACTTGGTGCTGGTGGTAACAATGGTATCGTCAAGCAGGGTGGATCATGGTATTTTGATAAACAATCTCAAACAGGATATTTCTCTCTTGGTTCAATCACCACAACTGGTTATAGTGACATTAAAGATGATGTATCAACACGTATAATTGGTAGTCAAAAGGTGCATGTCACAATGGAGCAAAGAAGAATTCAACGAGTACCCGATCATACTCATTTCATTTATCATACAGCAGCAGATACAACTTTCCAGTTTCGTAGTGCTATCTCTGGTGATAGGTACTTAGTTGATTATAGTAATGCAAATGCACGTTTATTAGGTTGGACACCTATTGGTGGATTACATTTCCGTCATAAACATGGTTTATCTAAATCACCTATCGCAGAAAGAGAAACTGCAACATATGATGTATTTGACTGGAGAGGTGGTGCTGAAGGAACTGGTAGTCTTAAATTCACAGGACCAGATTATTATTTCGCATCGGGTGGTTCTTCATCTGGAACATGGGAAACAGTAACAGAAACTGCACCATCTATGTTCAGAACATTTGTTGGTAACCCACCACCAGGTACAGGTTCTGTTATTGGTAACAGAGAAATTAGAACTGGTGGTAAAGAAATTCTTACTTACGTTCAGGATAACGTATATACTGGTAATTCATCTATTTCATTCCCACCAGCTTATAAAGTCATGGAAGTTGAAATCCATGGTGGTGGTGGATCTGGTAGTGATGGAACACAATCAGGTAATGATGGTAACCCTGTAAACTTTAAAGTTGTAGCAGGCAGCACATTAGTTGATATTACTGCTAATGGTGGAGAAGGAGGAGGAAAATCCAATAATTATACAAGTGGTGGTGCTGCTGGTACTGTCACAAAGGCAGGTAGTAATGTAAATAAGGGAGATTTCACCTTTGACCAAGGAGTGGATGGAACTGCTGGTCAAATTGGACCTGGTGCAAATGGTAAGTTTCCTGGCACACAATATCCAAATAATCCTGGCCAAGCAGGTACTGGTGGTGTTGGTTTACATGATAGTGGAAATTATGGTGGTGGTAGTGATGGTGTTCATACACAATTAGGTGGAACACCAACTTCAGGATCAGTGAATGTTCAAGCTGGAAGTCAGCAGACCGTAAATCTATCAACAACATCAGAATTTAGTGAAATTAAATTCATTATTAGAGGTGGTGGTGGTGCTGATTCTCAGCAAGGAACTAGTCCATCATTTACTACGTATAATAATGTGCGTGGTGGAGTTGGATCACCTGGCACAGTAATGACACTTGAATGGAAGAATCCTGAAGCAAATTCTAATTACCAGTTCTTAATCCAAGCAGGGGGCGTCGGATCACGCTCCTCTGGTTCTAATGGTGATGGGCAAGGTGGTGCTGGCGGTAATGGATATAGTAATGCAGGTGGTAAGCGTGGTGGTGATGGTGCTACTGATGATGGTGGTGGCGGTGGAGGTGCTTCCGTTGTTCTTTATCAAGGATCAATCATCGCTGGAGCAGGCGGTGGAGGCGGCGGTGGCGGTCTTCAAAACCATCCAAATTATCCATATAATGGTCGTGATGGAAGAAGTGCTAGTACATTATATTCAACAATTTCAGCAGGAAACCTATACACAGGTGGTGGATCCATTGGTGGTAACTACGGTTGCGTAGGCGGCGGTGGTGGTGGTGGAGGCGGTGGCGTCTCTAGCAGCACTGCTGGTGGTGGTGGATCAGGTGGTGTTGGTGGTGACCCTACTGGACAAGGTGGTGCTGGTGGTCACGGTGGTGGAGAAGGAGGCAGAGCAGGACAATCTGCTGCTAACCTTACTCACTTTAACTTTATCAATGCTTCTTCAAGTAATAGTGGTAATGGTTCAGTAACAATTGAGTATACAGAAGACAATAGTGCATGGTCACCTGGCGGTGGCGGTGGTGGCGGTGGAGCATATGTTCTTTATAAAATTGAAAAGGATGATATGCCAGGTGCATCTGGTGCTCAGATAACATTTAATTCATCTGCTGCTTCTGGTGTTGGTGGTACAAGTAATGGTCAAGTCCCTTATGCAAGAGTTGGATTTGGTGAAGTCACTGGATATGAAGGTGGTCAAGTTACCACATCAGTTGGTGATATTATTGTTGATGCAAATGATAGTACAGATATTTTTGCTTCTGGTGCAGGTAATGGTGCAGGTGGTGGATTCAAACTACCAACTACACAAGTTCCTGAAGTTGAATTTGTAGGTGGTGGTGGAACAGGTGCTGCTGCTACTGCTGTTGTATCTGGAAATAAAGTTACATCTATCACATTAGATAATGGTGGTTCTGGATATGACGCTGCACCAGTTGTTCGTATTAAACATGGTGCTGGTACTCGTGCATTTGCTACTGCTACTGTAGATGAAGCTACTAAAATTATTACTTCCGTTGCATTATCTCCCCTATTAACACCTGAAGCATATAATGCTGGATGGGGATATGTTAAACTAAGTGGTAGTGATCTGGTAAGATATATTGTTGTAAAAGAAGCAGATTGTACAAATGTAAAACGCTTTAATATTAAAGTAGCACGTGGTAATGGTCTCAATGGTGGTAATAGACCAGAAAATGGTGGTGATGAGTTAAAAATCTATTATAATACTGATGGAAGTCTTAACTTTACCTCATTCTTAGGTGTTATTGTTCCTATTCCAACAGCAGCAGAAATTAACACTCAATACGATGGCACTGGTAGTGGTAGTAATCCAACCAATTGGTATTGGTATGGTATTGATTTACCAACTGCTGCACAAAAACCAAATGTTCGGTTTAAAATTGTACAAGACAGAAATCCTGCTGGTGCATCAAATGATAATACAGGTGATACTGATCATTATGGTATTTGTGACTTCATCTATGAATATAATGAGACCACTGAACTAAAATTTATTGCTGCTGGTGGTAAGATGTCAACCAACGTTGATAGATTGTCATATGAAGTAGAGGGTGCTGCAAATGCATTCTATTCATCAGGTGCCACTGGTAATGATGCTACGTTTACACTATCATCACAGGTAGCACTTGTACCAGATGCAGCAATTGAACCTGACATCAATGTACCAGTGGTTGAATCATACCATTTATGCAAATATTTAATCAAAGCGTTCTAAATACACAAGGAACATATATCTAACATGGCGACTACAGAACTATTATTGCAAGTAGATGCAATTCAGAGAACAGTTACATATAAGAATGTAACTAAAAACATCACAGATACATATTGGGCAGATGAGGTTGTTCCTACAATCTATCCTTTATGGGACAGTGATAAGGATAAACTGGTATTGTTTGCATACTACAATGGTGGCGAATATATGTGCCAGAAACGTAAGTATAGCAAAAATTTCAAAACTGGTGAATTCTTTTGGAATGACTATGAGATGACTGAACTTGCTGATGCTGAAGCAACTAAGGTATATGATAAATTTAAAGAAGCATTCTTCATTGCTGATTCATTAGAGGAAGAAGAATATCAATCAACTTTCACTAAGATCTATAATAGGACTGCTGGTGTTAGTTGGTTGTCTGTTAGATTAGCACGTAATTTCCTACTAAGTGAAACTGATTATGTTTTCATTGAAGATTCTCCTATCAGTGCTGATGATAAGGAACTATACAAGAAGTATAGAAAGAAATTAAGAGATGTTCCTAGTGATACTGGAACTACAGATCCTGTTGGAGTTAAGTTCCCCATCAATCCATCATATTATAAGAATGTTATCTTACAGAAGGATGCCAGTGCAGAATATTTAGAGACTAGTGATCAATTTGTAACATTAGCATCTGCATACTTTGCTACTTTCAAAGAAAAAATTGCATCTTATTTAATTGTATCTGAATTGACTGAAGGATTATATAATAAAACATTCCTTTCTGCATTAGAAGCAGAGGGTGTAGTTTATAAGAAAGATGATCCTAATAATGGAGCAATCGCTCCAATCAGTGCTGAGGATAAGAAGACTACTACTGATGTTTTAGAGCAGTTACTAAAACAAATTGAGGAGGAAGGTTAATGCAAGTACTTAATATTTGGGATACACTAGAGTGTTATTGTAAGACAAATAATACATGTGTAATCTATTTTACAAATGAAAAAATCAAGACTGCTGATGATGCTAAGAAAGCAGAAGTATGGACATGGTATGAAGAGTTTACAGAGACTGCCGTATTGGATGCAATGAAAACACTTGGTGAATGGGATATGATTCCAGTCAGGAATGTTGACCAAGCAATTGCTAATGCTATTGCATGGTTCCCTAGTAAAGAAGATTGTCCAGATGAGTATCACCACTGGGTCTGTTATATTATGGGTACAGATGGTGATTTTGAGTGGAAAAATATGGACAGCGTACCATCCAATTCTTAAACTGTCACATAGGTAGTTGCATTGGTGCTTGCACTGGTTATAATAGCACCGTGTCTACAACATTACTACATGAAACTATCTCTTAAGAACACAAAGGCAGAATTATTTGATGCCGTTCAAAAGAGTGATGATATTCGTCAGGAACGTAATTTCCTCGCATATACACTAGGTGCTGTATGGATCTGGGGGTTACTGTTCTAGGACAGTTCAAAAAGTGTCACAGGGGTGCTCCAGCACCCCTTTTTTTGTGTATAATAGTAATGTATTCAACAAATCACCATGATTTACGAACTCCAAGAAGACATTCTTTATTGCCAAGATGTTCTCGGTTGTGATGCTGAAGAGACTAACGATCTCATCACTGCTGCTGAACGTATTGGTACTCCCTCTGTTGAGTATTTTGCTGATGAATTCATCTTCATCGCAGAGGGTTGTGATGATATCATCAAGTATCATACTGATGAGTATCTTAATCTCAATGCATTCAATGAATTGCATGGTATCTATTTTGAGGAGGTTGAGTAATGGTACACTCTGACTTCTTTGGTATGTCTTTCTGGTTGGATGACAACAATGATTTGATGTACTGTCCTACATTCAAAGGTAACAAACCAGATCTTGACAATTCTGGTTACGTCTGCGAATGGGATGATTGGGAAGGGGTTGACTTTAATGAACTCTTTGCTATAGTATCAAAGTTAGTGACACTACAACAACTAGCAGCATGAAAACTGTTACCATCCATGAACGTTTCCCGTATCGCTACGTACAATGTGGTACAATAGAACTGAACGGTATGCCTGACTATCGTATTCAAAAGTATGATGAATGGACTAAGAGGTATAAAGACATGTATCTCTTAGATAATTCAGTTCAATTAGATTATGCTATGGAGGACTTTGAATACACTAAATGGTTAGATCCTGCTCGTGTTCCCTGTTACATCAAAGATCGTGTTTTCAACTAAATTACTGAAACTTGCTGTTGATCGTGCGTTGGGTAAACCAACAAAAGATCAAGGTGAGATGTTTGAGGAACTGTATTCGCATTACATGAATGATGCGAACAGTTCCACTTTGCGTGAGCATATTACTGCTGCTGTTGCAGGGTGCAAGACTATTCCAGGAAAATTAGGTAGAGATGCCATTGATATCAATGGTGTTGAAAAAGAGATTAAACCTAAGAATTTTACAGGCAAACGTACTAATGGTGGTGGTTGTTTCAACGACTACACTAGAGCACGATTTAATAAAGATTCTGATGTCAATCTACCTATCATATCTTCACTATTTGCTGAAGGTATGCTAATGTATGTTGTAGAGTTCAAGTTTGAAACTATTGCACATAGATTAGTTGAACAAATCATACGCATATGTGAGGAACAGGGCAACAGATATGTCCGCTCTTGCTCTTGGACATACGCACAATGGATTGATGATCCTGATCTAATAGTTCACTACATAAACAAGGATCTACTCAAAGAACATGCTCACTATGGTGAGGGTGTTGTTGTTGGTCCACTATACAAAAAACTCATGAAGTTGTAAAATGCCAGTTTATAGAGACTATGAGATTAGAATTAATCTCAATGAATTGATTGAGCAGAGAATTCCTTGTTGTGATCTATTACATCCTGATCACTGCTTGACAGAATCTCAAATTGCAGATATTGCACATGATATTAACATGGATCTAAATTTGCATCCAATTTATCATCAAATTGATGATCATATCATGCGTTATGTAAATGCTGCACATATTGAAAACTCAGACCACTGGGTTGAAAACAGACTACCAGATCTAGAGGAATAACATGTCATCTAAAGACCAAAGAACTGTTGATGATTTTGAATCAACATATGATAAATGGGAACGTGCTAAAGGTCTCTTTATTGAGTCATTGTACAAACCTGATCATGAACTTCGTGGTTGTGCTCACAATCAGAAATGTTTCTATGAACTCATGGCAATTCGTGATGAGGTAGTAGAAGTGGCACGTGAAATGGTAAATCCACATAAAATAGTAAACAGTGGAATTCCAACACTACCAAGCACACAACTACCAGTAGATTCATTTGTTGAATCAAAATCATACGAATATGCTGCTGATATCACAATGCGTGATATTGTACGATTTCAACGTGGGAATTCTCTATGAGTCAATTCCCATTTGCAGTGGGTGATCATGTTGTAACCAAAGATAGCGAAGCAGGTTACATTGCATTCATAGATCACGCATATTTTACATTATGCATACATCAATGGGAAAATCCAGATGCCATGTGGGGATTTAATCAGGTAAAGTTGGTGGTGTTTAGGGAAGATTGGAAGCATGTCAGAAAAATATATAAAGGAACAGATACTGGAACAACTGAGAAATAATGAAGATGACTATTGGTGTCTTCCTCAGTATGGATTGATTGCTGATTGGTATCTTCGTTATTGGTATCTACATATTGCAGTTATGCAACTTTTGGAGATACAAGATGAATATCAAGGACCATGGCCCTTGAGAGATGAAGGTTATAAGACTGCTCGTCGTGGTGTTATGCCTGCAAAAGAGTGGTGGAAATAAATTGAATAATGTGTTAGAATACTTAGACTAAGACCCTTTTTGATTATAGGATTAGAGACAATGAAAATGGCAATGAGTTTTATTGGTTTGTTTGCATCAATGCTTACAGTACCAGTGATGGCAGATCCAATTGATAAAGAGAAACATTATTATACAAACCATGCTATGGGTTGTATGTTGCTTAGAGAATGCACAGACCATGTTGTAGAGATCAAAGATATCAATGACATCCGTAAAGAACTACCTGATAGTTATTATGATGATATTGCTAGTGAGTTTAATTCTCTCGTCCGATCACTTAATAAGGTCAGAGTTAAAGTTTTTCTAGCAGATGAGAAGTATTTTCCAGTAGGACATCGTGGTGTGTATCATACTGTAGGTAATAACTTCTTCTTGAATAAGACATTCATGCATCGTCCACATGTACTCATGAGTGTTATGCGTCATGAAGGATGGCACGCTGCACAAGACTGTATGGCAGGTACTGTTGAGAATAATTTGATTGCTATTATTCATAATGAAGAGGATGTACCTCAGATCTGGCAAGACATTGCTACCAGAACATATCAATTCCAACCATCTGCTATTCCATGGGAGAAAGAAGCAACGTGGGCAGGAAAGACTGAAGGCATGACTGCTAGAGCACTAGAAGTATGTGCTTCTGATACTCCTATGTGGGAAGTATATGAACCAACCCCACTAACACGTAAGTATCTCGTAGAAGAGGGATGGATGAAACCATGAGTGGACACTTATCTTAGTGGCACAGAGGGGGTGGCAACACCCCCTTTTTCGTGTATTATTAAAGAGTGGAAGGCAAGAGTGAGCGACCCCAGAGGAAAATGCTCTTTAATTTGAATCTCTTCCACACCCTATTCTTCATTTTTCATTGAAATGCAACTCACCAATCAAGTCTGCATCGTTGATTTCTTCCCTGAAGCATTCATTGCTGAGGCAGATGAGGAGAGAGGCATGAAAGTTGTTGTCAAGCGATTCATCAAGCGTGTGACTTTCCCCTGTGATTATGGCAAAGACCAGCAATCATGGTCTGTTGTGACCGCATCAACCTATGCTAATGAGGTTGCTGAGCGTATTGCACACGGTGCTGAGGTAACTGCTTTCAACACTGAAAAGTGCCCTGACTCTTATACACCTTGTGCTTGTTAATTATGTCATGTAACACAAATGAAGAGATCATGGAATATCTCTTTGAACAAGTTCAGGAAGAGTATCCTGAACTGTCTGTAATAGAACAGGCAACCATCGCATCCCATCGCTTCTGGAATTTAGCACAATGAATGATTCTCTGACATTTGATGACCTTATTGAAGGGATGGCATCTGATCCTGTTTTCATCAAACAATGCGAAGAAAACAATCGTAAGTGGGATGAAGAGGCAGCGGCAGAGCTAGAGGTGACAGTTGATGAACTGCACACTATGCTGGGCATCACTGCCTGACCACGCTATACTATAGACATCAGCAAGGGACACCACCCATGACCGTTCAAGTCGTCAAGCACTCCTTCTACAAGATTGAGATTGACACACATGAAGCACCACTGCACCCCATCGTGTACTTCCGTAAGGAAGGCAAGTGCAAGACTGCCAAGGGCATGGATCGTCAGCACAACCGTATCGTGAACGAGACTGTAGAGGCATGGCGTCCATTCTCTCAGCAGATCCGTCGCTACACCATCTCTCGTGTGCCAGCTGACGTAGTGGTACAAGGGGACATCCGCAAGGCGTGATCCTTGCTATACTAAGTTCATCAAACAAAGGACACCACATGACCGTAACCACCTTCGCTGACTTCGCTTCTGCTCAGGAAGCACGTGAGGAGAATGCTCAAACCATCCTCAACTACACACAATGCCTCTGTGAGGCACTGGTTCGTAACTACGTTGAGTATAGCATTCGTGGTCTCAAGCGGTCTGCACTGCTTGCAGGAGACCAGCGTGAGGTCTGCTACTACAACCAGCGTATTGAGGAAGTGCTTCAGGAGACACCTGACGTTGACTTCTATATCAAGTCTGGTCGTAAGTACCACAAGATCATCCAGAAGGATCTTAAGTGTGGTAGTGGTGCTGAGAGCGTACATGCGTTCGTTGACAAGAAAACTGGTGACGTTTACAAAGCAGCATCATGGAATGCACCTGCTAAGATTGTCCGCTTCAACCTTACCAGCGACAAGGATCGTGAATACCTGTTGGAGAAAGCAGATTGGGCAGGTGGTTACCTCTATGTCCGTTGACATCTGCGGAGTAATATGCTAAATTATTGTACGTTACCAATTGTTCCGCACGGAGTGTCAACTATGAGACAAACAAGTTATCTTGTGCATGATGGTCATGCATACTATTTTGATCAACAGGGTTATCCTATGATTGCACCTCTTGATGAAGACGGTACTGTTTCATGGTTAGATGAGTGGTCTTTCTATTGGGAAGACCACACAGAAGAAGAAGGAGAATATCATGCCCATTTGTTCAATCAACTTCTAAACATCTCTAAACTGTCTCATGAAAAACTTACCTGCTCTTACTAAACTCAAAGTGCAAAAAGCAGCACCTATTATTGTTGAACATGTTCTAGAACTACTTGCACCATTTGATGTGCAACAAATTCTAGAATCAACTGCTGATGAGATCATCATTAAACCAACTACTACTGCTGAAGTTGGTGATGATGATTGGAAGAAGTTCTGGCGTTATCAGTCACACTTCACTCTGGAGTTCTGCAAGGCACTTGTTCAATCAATTCCTGAAGGATATACCTTTTTGTCTTACAACCACCTTACAAACGATCTGAGCGTGGTTAGAGACAATGGAAATTGATAAGAAGCGTATGGATGAACTTCTAGCAATGAAAGCGTTGCTAGAAGATACAGTAGAATACTATTGTGATGAATACATGGTATCAGGTGAAATTGCTTGGACTATGGTAGCATCACTTGCTGACGCTAAACTTAATGTTGATTTTCCTAAGTGACTCGTTCTACTGGTAGTATTCATGATTTCGCAGTGAGTATAGCAATGACCTCCACTTCACGTAGGAGAGTCGGTGCTGTACTCTACAATAAGAACAAAGTTGTAGCAACAGCAACAAATATAGAGACTAAATCACACCCATTGCAAGCATACTTTGCTGAACGTGTTGGTCTTGGTGAGAAGATATACCTTCATGCTGAGATTGCTGCGTTGATCAAGTGTAAGCAAGAGTGTGATACAATTGTAGTCGCACGTGTTAACTCACAAGATAGACTACGAATGGCAAAACCATGCCCAATTTGTGAACTTGCTCTTAAAGAAGCAGGTGTATCCAACATTTATTACACCACAAATGAACACTGACTCTATCAATGCCGCACGTGATGATCTCACAACGTGGATAAACAATCGTTTCCGCTACTTGTATGGCAATAAAAGGCATGATGATGCTATTGAATTTGCAAACGAGTGGTTTGAATGGATGGATCCCAACAACTATATAAACGAGTCTACACTTTTTTACGACGAGAATGAACTCAGAGAACTATACGAGTCTATCAAAACATGAACATCTTGATGAACAGTTGAAAGCACTCGCATTAGCGTACATTGAAGCACACAATAGAAAGGACTTCACTGTTGCTGAAATGATTCGTCATGACATTGATCAATTGAAAACCCTTTCCAAACATGGCAAGAAAGTCAAAGACTGAACAGTCACTCACTAAAAACCTATCTAAACTCACTACTACGAGTAAGAAGAAGGTAAAGAGTGTTAAATCCACTCCCAAACCATCACGTAAGACTAGAATTGATAAGAAACCAGTCTTTATTGATGTAAAATCAGATGCTAAATGGGAACTATGCAATGGTAATGGTAACATAAAGAACACATCTCCGTGGTATCTACACCCAGTAAAGCAAAATCATTTTAATAGATCATGGTTTAGAGACTATGATGACGCATGTAAACAAATTAAAAGGTTGAAACTACGACCTGAAGACTACACATTATGGCATTGGACGAATCAAAAATCATCGTAAGAGATGATTATCTACCACAACAGCAGTATGAACAACTAAAGGACTATTTCCTAGGTCCACGTTGTTATTGGTATTATTGTGGTAACTATAGTGGTGGATACCCACAGATGGAGCATGTATTCTATAATGAATTTGTAGGCACACAGTGTTATGCTGGTGTGCCATTTCAAGCAGGTGAGGGTATGGCATTGATGAAACCATTGCTTAGTTCATTTAATCATTCAGCACTCCTTCGTATTCGTGCAATTTGTAATTGGAGGACTGGTACAATGACACAACGTGGATGGCATGTTGATGTACCATTTGATTGTACCACTGCTATCTACTATCTACATGATAGTGATGCACTCACATTATTCAAAGATGGTGATGATGAACCATTGGAGTGTGAGACCAAGGGAAATAGATTGGTTGAGTTTCCATCACAGTATGAGCATACGGTAACACCAATGACCACACCAGAGCGTAGGATACTAATCAACTTTAATTTCATACGAGCATTGCCTGTTAAAGATGGACAGACATTTGTCTCACATAGATTATCAACACAACATCCTATGTCTTGACATAGATCAAAGTATACAGTATTATTATTAAAGTCTAGGAGCATTATGCCACTTTCAGATTCGGTACAGAACAGTCTAAACGAAGCAACAGGACACATTCGCAATGCATTGGCATTTGCTGCACGTCAAGAACGACCAGTAACAGTGAGTGCAATTGCAAAATTGTTAAGTGATCTTGAGCATGTAGAGGCATTTGATGGTATCCTAGATAAAATAGATCACACATTAGAAAAACATTTAGATGATGATAACATCTAGTAAATACCTCGTATGTAATGGTGATGACATCATGATGACAGAACATTATGAACTCATGTCCAAGCGTTCTCGTGCTGGCAAGAATGGAAAGAACATCAAATGTCCTCATTGTCAATCAGTACATAAAATCTATCATCTGTCATGGTCATCATTGACATGTCATAAATGTCAGAATGATATTGACAAATATGATTGGTTGATTGATCAATTAGACACATGGAGAACACCTAAATGAATAAACTATTACAATGGGATAAGCGTTTAGCAATTAAATTTCAACAGAAGTTTGATCTATCCAATTATCAAATGCTATGGGTAGCATTTCTTAAAGGTTTACTAATTGGTGCTATTATTCTATGAGAGAACGTGTACTTGAACTATTACGTGAAAGATCGTATAGACTTGGTAACTATACACTATCATCTGGTATAGAGACCGATCATTATGTCAATTGTAAACCTGTCACATTAAATGGTGAAGGTTTATATCTAATTGCAAATATGATGCTAGATCATATTCATAAAGATACAACAGCAGTAGCAGGTTTAACACTTGGTGCTGATCCTCTTGTATCTGCGGTGGCAATGGCATGTCATCAACAATGGCGTCCTCTTGATGCTCTTATTATTCGTAAACAACCTAAAGGTCATGGTACTACATCTCAAATAGAAGGTCACTTACCACCAGAAGGTGCTACAATTACTGTATTGGAAGATGTGACCACAACTGGTCAATCAGCACTTAATGCAGTACAAGTACTACGAAATGCCAATTATAACGTAGATAAAGTTGTTACAATCGTAGATAGACAAGATTGTGATACTCATGCTATAATGTTGAATGAAGGACTTGAGTTCTTCTCCCTATTTTCACTTTCAGAATTATGCGAATGAACGACCAAACGAAACTAGTATTTGCACTTGAGCACGTTGCACACTTGTATGATCTCATTGATGGGAATGAATGGCAACAATACTTGACTGAACATCTGGTTCAATTTGAATCTGAACTAGAACGTCAACTCTCCCTAGAATTGAAGCGTAAATCTAATCAACCATGCCCTCCACGTAAGTCGGCAGTAGAAGCACGTAAGGAACAAGCAAATGTCAACCGATAAACATAATGATTGTATGGATGAATACTTTGAGTGTTCATCCTCATGCCCCCCTGATGATAATACATGCCATACTGATTGCGTAGAAGAAATGAAAGAATGTCAAGTACCAGGAATTGATGTGTCTGATTATTATCATGGTCTTATTCCATATAAGTCATGGGATAACTCTCATGGTGATCTCATCGCTGAATTACTACAAATTGCAGCACAACTAGGTGGCACTATGGAAAGATCAACTAGAGTGACATCACAAGGTACATCATCACAAGTTATCACAATTGAATACAATGTACAAACTAACGATAAAAGAACACCTTAAGTTCCTTAAACAACTCAAGAAAGATCTTAAAAAACCTGGTACACCACTAAGGAAACGTGACAAAATCAAGAACATTCATTGAACAATACCCTAATACATTAACACAAGAACAGTGTAAAACCTTGATCTCCCTATACAAACAAGATGATAGGAAAGTTCCTGGTACTATTTCACGTGGTATTGTAGATAAACGTATTAAACATAGTATGGATTTGCAATGCACATTCTCTGATAAGAAGAACTGGGCACAATACTCATCCATACTATATCAACCATTGAATGATGCCATCTTCAAATATGTAAATGAATACGACTATCTAATGGATCTTCCTCCATTTGAAGTACAAGACAACTATAATATTCAAGCATATAAAAATGGTGAAGGTTTTGGTAAACTACATTGTGAACTACAAGGTATGGGTAATAGACTACTTGCATGGATGATCTATCTTAATGATGCAGCATCTGGTACTGATTTCCCATGGCAAGATACAATAACACAAGCAGTAGAAGGTACATGTGTTATATGGCCAGCAGGTTTCACTCACCCACATAGAGGAGTAACACCTAATAAAGGATATAAAGTCATTGCTACTGGATGGTGTCAATACATACCCAGAGAAGAAGAATTACCACATCTCATGAGCACATACAAGAAGGCATTTCCACATAAGTTTGCTTGACACATCATACACATGGATACTATCCTTTCAACACATTTTACACACACCTCCGCACCTTGCAATGACTGGGTTTTCCACAGTTTTTGATGTGCTTGTGGAAAACTTTTAAAATCATTAAAAAAATATAGGTAACGTGCGGTGGAGAAGGTGTCTTAGCCTACCACCTAACGAAAGTCAAGTCAACCCTCAGAAACACTTTGAAACAATCACAGGGACACTTGGGGAACTGGCACACACCCCTTGACAATCCTCGGAAAACCGTGTATTATTAAAACATGGACAACCGAGGAATTTCAAAAACTTCAAAAACTCACTTTTTTACTTTTTTAAGTTTTTTACTTTTTTAAAAAAGTGAGATTTATGACTTTTTTCGTTTAATTCAGAGGTATTTTCCACAAACCCTGTGGAAAACTCCATATATTCAATATAAATCAACAAAATCATTACAAAACATGGCAATTTACTCAAATTTTGAATCAACTGCTGTAAAATCTATTGAAACTACTCCAAATCAAGTAAAAGTAGTGTATAATAGTAATGAAAGTAAAGAATATGCATTTGATTGTGAAGATGTCCTAGAATTCGCCAACAATTTGTGTCAAGTTCTCATTGACGCTGAGTTGGATCGTCCCTCTGGAAGTGTCGGACGGTTTCTGTCACAATCAATCAAGGATCGTGTCCTTATCGCTCAATAAATAACTGAACGTTTAGTAAAACCACTGCACATTAATCATGTCCAGGCGTAATAGCAACAATTCCTACAAGGATGTGCCCCAAGATGAATACTTTGAAGACTATGGTTATGAAATCAAAAATGTAAAACGAAGTAAGAAGAAGAAGGTAGCAAAGTTTAAGCAGTATGAGTCGTGGGAGGAGGACAGTTATTAAAGTGGCATAGTATTAATTGACTTAAAGATCCTGTTCGTCTATTGTATAGATGTACAGGATTTTTTATTGTCTATGTTCTTCAAACACATTTCACTTCATGAATACGACCTCACTAACAAGGGCATCTCTCAAGCATGTTATGATGAACTTGTTGCCAGTGGTAACAATTCAACCGAAGCACAGTTAAGAGTCCTAGCAGATAACATGCGTGAAGAGTTTAAAGACTACATGCGTCCATTATTTGCTTAGGAGGAGATAACATGATGGATAAAATTGATTTCCTTACTATAGTCTACGAAGACTATTGCACCAAGCATAGTTTACCTTTTGTCAGTGCAGATGAGCAGGACACGGTAGACATGGATGAGAAACATGTATCATGGTTGCACACATTCAACGAAATGTGGGACATTGCACAGGACAGTTAAGAAAGTGGCACAGGGGGTATTGCATTCCCCCTTTTTCTGTGTCATATTATAAGAGTCAACCAATTCACAACATTTTATGCGAAAGATTGAACAGCAAATGAACAACGCCATCTCTAACTGCAAAGACTGGAGATCTGGCAACACTGAGGTAGTTAACTGCAACGGTGAATCTTTTGTTTATTTGCATGGCAATCACATCGCCACACTGGGTGATGATTTTGTGAGAATCTTTGATGGTGGATGGCAATCCAACACCACTAAATCTCGTCTCAATGCAATCATCAACGGTTTCTGTAATGCATTCACTGATGGTGTATTTCAGAAAGATTTTGTGTGGTATGTGATGGACGGAGGTGTACAACACCAGTTCGTCAATGGTTATGAATTTCAAGGTGCATAATATCGGTTGAACATATACACCACCTGCTTCAATTGCAGGTGGATTTTTATTACCCATAGAGTGAAAACAATTCCAACGAGTTGTAACGATGAACTCCTATTGTGGGGTTTATATGTTATAATTACTTCTACGTTCTTTCGCACGAGGTCTCGCTCATGACTTTCCAGGAGTATTTGGCAGAAGAATTAAAGTATTACGAGGAACACCCAGAGGAGCAAGATCCACTGGAGGCACACTCAAACTGTTCTACATTTGAAATAGATTACACAGTACAATCATGATAGAAGATGTAACACATAGTCTACACGATTGGGAGGATTTTTGGTACAATTCAACCACTTCTACAAGTGGCACAGTTGTGCTTGATTCTCCAGTTGATGTGTGCCATAGTAACAACATGGAAAACAACCCAATGATTTCCCTTCCAAATCCAACTAAGAAAATTCTCATGGCAGACAACATTGTTGATCGTGATGAACTCCAACAGAATCTAATTGATCAGATTGTTGATGACATGGATCTGAAAACGTTGATGCAATTAGTTGCAGAACAGTTGGATCATAATTATGATTCGTATACAGTAGATGAACTGATTGCAGAAGCAGAGGAATACTATCCACATTTGCTAGAGAAGGAAGAACATAATTTCTCTGAACTTGAGGCACAATGTAATGATTATGGTGTGGGCAAGTAAGTAACACAAACTGGTCAGCCGCTTCGCTCCAGTTGGCGAAGTGGCACACCATCGCCCCATTCTCCCCCCACCTGTGTCTATAATGTCTGTATGACATACGAAATCTTCTGCCCCGCTCTGGGCGAAACAGAGCACACCACTGATCTAGACCGTGCGATGGATCTGTGTTTCTCCATGCATGACGAGTCCAACTCCTATGCTTGCATCCGTGACGCCTTCGGTGATGTCGTTGGTGAATACGGTGACATCATGGAGGCAGTCGCTGAGGGTTTAGTCTGATGCATTTCAACGTACACTACATTGATTTTGATTTTGACGATGAGCACATCAGTAAGGATGAGCGAATTGAAATCACCCAAGACCACATCGGTACATGGGAGGCATGTGACGAGGACGACCTCATAGAAGAGATTACCACATCCAGTGGATGGTGCATCAAAAAAATTGATTACGACATCCAGTTGAAGTAGTGGCACACAAGGGGTCGCATTGGTCACCCCTTGCCCTATAATAACTGTATACACAACAAAGGAGAACATGAAACGCCTTGAACTCATCATGGGTCGCAACATTCCAGACAATGGCATTGTGACCGATGCAATGATGAACGACTTCATCAAACGTGAAATCATGCCACATTTTGAGTATGGCACTTTCATTGATGGCGAAGGTCTCTGGAAAGGTGAACTAGAACAGACAAAGATTTTCTACCTTGAGGTGCCTGACTCTGAGGTTGATGATCACATGATCTCCCTTAATTGCATTGCTGCCATATATAAAAGGCAGTTCAGACAAGAGTCAGTTTTGATCTCTCAAGTGCAAACAAACGCCATTTTTAACTAATGCCATCCATTCGCTATTGGGACGGGGTTGATCAACGTCACCCCCGTACAATTACATACAGAACAGACACCCAAGCAAGGGACGCCCATGCATACTATATCAGTTGTGGCATCCGATGCGAATTGATAGACAGTAGAGGAACTGTCACACGTGGTGTCGCCTTTGCTTGATCGGTGCCCTATACTAAGAGCATGAACACAAACGAACTTCCCAAGCACATGCAAGACCGTTACGAAGTCAGAGACGGTTTCATCATCAACAAAGGATGCACAGACCCTGTGATCTTCGCCGCCATGGAATCCATTAAGGCAGACATGCTGAGAGAAGCACAGGAACGAAAGGAGATCCGTGAGGGTCGCCGTCCCCTCCCCCGATATGACAACTGGGGAGTCTGGAACATCAGCGACCGCCACTGATACAAAACAACTACTCATCATGATCAGCATTTCACCCATCTCCCCTACCGTCTCCCAGTCAGTATGGACGCTTAAGGTCAACCCCTTCACAGGGTCATGCCGTGTCCGTTGGTTTAAGGGGTGCTTGACTGAGTACACCTTCAAGACTCGCAAGCGTGACATCCTAGCACTGATGATGGCAGGCGACAGGTCACTGGGTCAGTGGGTAAACTGGCACATGCGTAATGGCATTGCTGCCTGATACCCCTATAATAAGAGAGTACACAACACAGGACACAGCATGAACGGTTGGGCAAACTACGAAACATGGAATGCATCACTTTGGATCAACAATGATGAATTTCTCTATAACACTGCCAAGGCATGTGTACGGTTTGCAGTCAACGAAGAACCATGGACTAAGTTCGTTCGGTGCATGATGGATGGCGAAATCGGTCGCCATTTGTGTCAGACAGGCGACGGCGTTTCTTGGGATGATCCTAACATTGACGCTGACGAAATGAACGACATGATGCTAGAACTAGTCATGTGACAGTATACACAGGGGGCAGTTATTTGCCCCCTTATTTGTTACTAACGGGGTGCCGAGCGATGATGGGACTCCTAACCCTTCTCTAACCTACAAAAGTATCCAAACGAGTGATAAATATTCATCGTATATAAAAAAATTTCCTGGAAAATTTTAGGCGAAAAAAGTCGCCCATATGCTATAATCAAAATACCTGAGAACACCACAGTATGACACACGAAGAAATGCTTGAAGAAGCAGCACGTAGGGAAGGAACGCCCGAAGCACCCGACGCAAACGTGATTATTACTCCTGACCTCCATAAGGATAGTCTAGACTATGAGGACATGTATTACGAGACAGCACACAAGGAGTTGCTAGAGAATCCACGGTATGCCGTCCATGTACACGAGACACAAATCAATAGGTTGATTGAAGTACTGGATGAAGTTGCAAAACGACTCATCTCTTTGGAAGAGACTGTAAATCAAATGCAAGTTGAGATGCGATTCAGTAAACCAAAGAATGATGGTCCCCCAACACCACCATCAGAAGGTGCAGACGCATGGTCTTATGAGTAAGAACAATGGAAAAGCGTAAACTAACAGATTCACTGAACGGTGAGTTTGAACCAGAGGATATTGATAATATTCTAGATAACTTTGACCAGTTTTGCGATGAATTTGAAAATGCAGCCGCAAAGCGATTTGCAGGAAGAGATAATGACTCCCGAACACCAATCACACATAGCAGCGTTGAATCAGTCACTCCAGTCGTTGTCCGAGAGGTTGAACCACTTGGAGCAGAGGATCTTATCGCTGGAGAGTCCCCAATTGATGTACAAGCGTCCGAACTCTGAGAAGTACGAGACTATTGCAACGACACTAGACTACCTACATAAACATGTGGAAGCACTAGAAAACGTTCATAAGTACAGACTAAGATGGCAGCAACCGTCAGAACAGGAGACCTAGTAAAGACAACCGAACCATGTCATGCACCTGGTACCATTCCAATAGCACCGAGACCTGAGGGTACAGTACTAATTAATGGTAAGGCAGCGGCAAGGTTGGGAGATCTCACATTGCCATATGGCGAAGGGTTTCCACCTGTCTGTGTATCCAACGCAGGCAGACCGATCACTGGACCATGTGTTCCAACAGTTCTCGTGGAAGGTAAACCACTATCAGTGTTTGGTGATGTGGTTGATGGTAAGAATCCAATATTGGAATATTCTCCAAATGTTTTTGCGAATACAGCAGGAGATGACATTGAGGTTGCAGAAGAATAGTCTGCATGTTATAATAGTATTAAACCAACTGGTATTGAATTATGATGATGAAAGGTGGAACCTATGTTCCTTCAACCCCTAAGACGACACGTCAGGGTAACTCAAAGAATACGAAACTATCTGCGACTAGTCGTAACGGTAAGAAGAAGCGTTACAGAGGTCAAGGCAAGTAATGGAATGGATTTACAAGATTTGGATGGACATCGGATATTGGGAAGGTGCCGTCCTTACACTATGGCTTGTCGGTCTGTACTGGGGTAAGAAGAGACTAGATTTTCATTTTGCCCGACGTACTCAACGTGTTATGGAGAAAAGTATCTACAAGGTGAAACTTGTAGAGGACATTTAGGAGCGTGGTCTCCGAGCGAAAACACCGAAAAACTCTAAAGGATTATGAAAATCAATAAGATTGACGTAGATGAAGATAGAAGTATTACTATTATAGATGATGCTTTTACCGCTGGCGAGATGGATGCATTGTATTCGTATTGCATTAGTTTGCAGTACAAGGTATGTAATGTAAGTAATTTTGATATTCAAAATATTACTGATCGTCGTCTACGTGCCGATCTCCCACAAATTAATATGACTAAGTTAATTGCACAGGATCAGGAGGGTGCAGCACTCCGAAGATCTTTGTGTCCTGATTGTGGAAGGAAAGAAACTCTTGATACAGAAGGAGTAGCAAATATTCCTGATGATAATATCTTGAAGTGTATTTTTCATGATAATGATCGTGTAGCAAACTTCAATCAAATCATTGATCCTGAAGAGCATGAATTTGATAATGCATATGTTAACCTAGGACTAGTTAATGATTCCCATGAGATCCACGTGGATGGTCCTAGACCAAAGCAAGTGGTCACCATGCTAGTTTATCCCAATCGTCATTGGGAACCCAACTGGGGCGGCGAGACAGCGTTCTACGAAGAGGATCAATCTGAACTGGTATACTTGAATCCATATGTACCTGGTCGTATTTGTATTTTTGATGGAAGTATTCCTCATTGTGCAAAACCACAGGCATTGATTGGAGACAAGTATCGTTATACAGTTGCAGTTAAGTTTTCACGTATTGAAGCAGGAACTAACGATTTAGATTATTTTAGTAATTGAAATGTATCAAGCATTACCAAGTAGACTACATGTAAAAGATAGTATGGTTGCAGGGCAGGGTATTTTCGCTAAAGAGAATATCCCTGCTGGTGATGTACTGGGTATGTCACATGTAATTGTAGATGAAGTGATCTATAGAACTCCTCTAGGTGGGTTCCTTAATCACTCAGATGATCCAAATTGCGTGAAATATTGCGAGGAGAACTTTTACTTTGTGAAGACAACACGTCCTATTCGCAAGGGAGAAGAGTTATTCTTAAAGTACACGTTCTATTCAGTTAAGTAAAAGACGCTAAATAACTACTGACTTCGTATATTGTCGGTAAATGGCGAGCAGATTGTCTTTCAAAGACATTAATATTAATTTCAAGAAGCATCCTGTTACTAATGACTTAGTTGTTAGTAGGGATGCTTCTGCTGTTAAGCAAGCAATTATTAATCTTTTACTGACAAATAAAGGAGAGCGTCTGTTTCAACCAGACTATGGTTCTGATATTAGAAGTCAATTATTTGAACCTTTAGATTTTGCAACGTGTGCTGTCATCAAGAACTCAATTCTATATACATTGAATACATTTGAACCACGTATTGCAGTATCTAAACTTGATGTAAAACCAAATTTTCAAGATAATGGTTTCATGGTAACCATGGAATATGGAATCACAGGTTCTGATGTATTACCCACCAACATAGAATTCTTCCTTGCAAGGACGAGATAATGCCATATACCCAAGTAAATAACTTAGACTTCGCTGATATTAAAACTGCTCTCAAAGAATACATGAGGGCAGAGACAGAATTTACTGACTATGACTTTGAAGGATCGGTCATCAGTCAATTAATTGATGTATTGGCATATAATACGTACTACACGGCGTTTAACGCCAACATGGTAGTCAATGAACTGTTTCTAGATTCATCCACATTACGAGACAATGTGGTAGCACTAGCGAAACAGTTAGGATATGCACCAAAATCAATAACCTCTCCAAAAGCAGAAGTTGATTTACAGTTATTTTTTCCTAATAATTCACCTAGTAATGTAATTATTAAGAGAGGTGGTGGTTTTGTTACAAATTATGATGGTTCTCTGTATCAATACGTAGTAAAAGAAGATTATAAACAACCAGTTGTCAACGGCACTGCTACTTTTGAGGATCTTCCCATCTATGAGGGTACTCTTATTACTACAAAAACACTTGTAGATACCTCACTTAAGAATCAAAGATTTATTATTGAGAACAATGGTGCTGATACTAGCACACTTACTGTTAAGGTATTTGAAAATGCAAATTCCACAGCAGAGACTATTTTTAGTAAAGCAGAAAATATCTTAGAAGTAGGTGCAGATGATACTGTATACTTCATCAGTGAAATTGAAGATGAGAGATATGAGATCTTTTTTGGTGATGGCGTACTAGGAAAGAAACTTGGCAATCAAAATATAGTAGAAATTTCATATGTTGCTACTAATGGACCTGTTACTAATGGTGCTAACAACTTCATTTTTAATGGATCTGTTGTAGATGGTGATGGAAATTCACTAGGAGTTCCGTTTTCCGTATCAGATTTAACAACATCTTCCGCAGCAAGCGGAGGTGCAACTATAGAATCAGTCTCTAAAATTAAATATAATGCACCAAAATACTTTGGATCACAAAATAGAGCAGTTACAAGTAATGATTATTCTGCAATTGTGCGGAAGATCTATCCTGCTATTAGCGATATTATTGTATTTGGAGGAGAAGATCAAGAACCACCTGCATATGGTAAAGTCTTTATTTCAGTAAAACCATCAGAAGCGGCAGCTCTTTCAACTTTTACAAAGAATCAACTAAAAACTGAACTTAAGAAGTACACTGTTGCCTCTATTAGACCAGAATTTGTTGATCCTTCTATTCTTTACGTAGAATTGAATACAAGTGTATACTTTGATGGCACTAAAACTCAGTTACTATCTACAGATATTGCTTCAAAGGTATCAACTGCTGTACAAAATTATTTGACTACCTCAGGAACAGAAAAGTTCAATGGTAAGTTTAGATATTCAAAATTTGTTGGTGTCATTGATGGTTCCGAACGTGCTATCAATTCAAATGATACCACTGTTACTATGAGGAAAGATTTTATTGCACAAATAAATGCATCCACATACTATGAAATTTGTTATAAGAATGCATTCCTAAAAGATTGTGATGATCCTGTAGTTTCATCTACTGGTATGACTGTCTTTGAGCATCCTACTTATACTTCATATCTTGAAGATAGAAGTGGCAAATTAGTCCTATATAGACTAGATTCTATCACTGGCGACAAAATTGTCTTAAATGATTCTGTTGGTGATGTTAATTATGACACAGGTGAAATTAAAATTTATGACTTTACTATCCTAAAAGGTAGTTTTACTGACAATCGTATTGAATTGCGTGTAAAACCTGCTAATAAGGATATTGAAGTAAAGCGTGAGATGTATCTATCTGTAGATGTATCAAACAGTAAATTCGTTGCGTATAAAGAGTAGTGCCTAAAACTGCGAATAAAATCTCATTCTTAATTGAGTCACAATTACCTGATTTCATCAACGAAGAGTATGAACTTTTTACTAAGTTCATACAAAAGTACTATGAGCAGATTGAAATTCAAGGTCAACCGTTGGATATTATCAGTAATCTCCAACAGTATCGTGATATTGATTTTTATGAGAAGAATGTATTACAACAGTCAACTACTACATCTGCATATGTCCAAAATGTAGACACTACAATTAGTGTTGTTGATGCGACTTCATTCCCCAAGAATGGTGGTTATATCAAAATTGATGATGAGATTTGTTTTTATAGAGAAAGAACTGATAATCAGTTTTTAGAAGTAAGTCGTGGTGTTAGTGGAAACACGACCATTGGTGATTTATACGAGAAGAGTACTTTTGTAACTACTCAAGCAGACAATCATATTTCTGGTTCTACTGTACAGAATATCAGTAATCTTTTCTTATATTCTCTAGTAAAAAGTTTTGAAAAGGAATATCTAGATAATTTTCCTGAAGAGTATTTAAAAAATGATGTTGATAAGAGAACACTTATCAAAAACATTACTTCTTTCTATAAAGCGAAAGGTACTGATCAATCAATTAAGTTCTTATTCAAATGTCTTGTTGACAATGATCCAGAACCACAAGTTTTATATCCAAGAGAACATACCTTAAAACCATCAGATTCTAATTGGATTAGTAACTATTCAATCAAGGCAAAAGTTTTATCAGGTAACGTTAACGATCTCATTGGTAGAAAGATCACACAAACTACTGGTGAATATGCTTCTGCTATTGTAGATAACGTTCAGTATTCTGGTAAGTTTGATGGTGAAGATTTATATGAACTAATTTTAGCAGAAGGAAGTATTAATGGTTCATTTTCAGTTGCTGCTAGAACTAAATTAACCAAAAATATTTCACCAGGATTAGGTGTTGGTGATAGAGTTGATGTGTTTTCCACAATGGGTTGGGAAAATGAAGGTACGTTTACTGTTGGTAATGAAGTATTTTCTTATGAAGACAAGAATGTAAATCAATTTGTTATTAAATCTAGGACTAGTAATGGTGTATACAGTGATGGAGATCCTGTATTCTTTGGTTCTAATGTAAGTGGTAATGGTGTAGAGTTATTAGTATACGGTATTGTATACAACCTAGAAGCAGAAACTAAGTTTCCATATTCATCTACAGGTGATTCTGTAGATATTTCTGATGCAGGATTCCTCACAGATGATATTAGAATCTTTGATTCTCAAAATAATCTTAGATGGACTATTGGTGGACTTCCACCTGCTGTAAGTGATTTAGTTTCTAATGTATCTGCAATCTTTGAGGATGCTGACACTTATTACATTGCTTCTTCAGGATTCCCATCTCATAGTATTGGCACACTCCCTGCTGATGCGGCAGATCAAAAGCATCTTAAGATCTTAAGAAAAAGACCTATCTCAACTACTGAGTCTTATGAGACTCAATTTAGAGACGTTGGTATTGCCACAAATGGAGTTCCTTTCCTAAGTTACAAAGATGAAGATGTGATTCTCAATGGACCTCTTCAAAATATTGTTGTTAACAAGAGAGGTAATGGTTATAAGAAACCACCATTCATTCTTGTTAATGGTGTTGCTAATCAAGCAATTGCAAATCTTGCTGGTGAAGTAGTTGAATCAATTAGTATTACTACAGCAGGAAGTTATATTGATACACCTATAGTTGAAGTTGTATCTGGCAGAAATGGCACAGTAACTCCAATTGTTACTAATGGTGAGGTTACCAGTATTAGTATTGATAATGCTGGTGAATATTATTCTTCACCACCAGAAGTAAGGATTGCTGATCTTGCAGGCAAAGGACAATTTGCTGTGTTTAAAGCAGAAGTGTCAACTGCTGGTGAATTGACTGGTTTTGTTAAAGTAAATGGTGGTAAAGGATACACTCAAGGAAATATACTAGTAGATATCATTCCTGTTGGATCTGGTGCTGTTGCTACTGCCAATATCAAAGAATGGAGAAAAGACAGATTTGTAAAGACAAACGTAGATTCTGAGAATGGTACATTCTTTACCAATTACGTAAGTTCTAATGGTCAGGGATATGCATATCTAGCATCTCCTGCTACTTTGAGAGCAAATGATAATGGAGTAAATCATTCTCCTATTCTTGGATTTGCTTATGACGGAAATCCCATTTATGGTCCATATGGATACAGAGATAAATTAGATGCAAATTCACCAATCATTAGAATGACATCTAGTTATGGTCCATCATCTACAAGAGTTGATGGTCCTGATGTAACTACATATCCAATCGGAACGTTCATTCAAGATTGGAATTATATCCATGAAAGAGGAACATTAGATAAAAATAATGGTCGTTATTGTGTCACACCAGAATTCCCAGAAGGTACATATGCATACTTCATCACGGTGGATGATCAGAATGCTCCTGTATTCCCTTATGTTATCGGCAAGTGTTATTATTCATTACCTGTTGACTCCAACTACAACTCTGAATTAAATCAGTATGATTTACCAAAGAGTGCAAGAAGATTAAGAACTAGTGATATTGAAAATAATGGTGGTGGTACATCATTACTAATAAAAGATGTAATTAGTGGAAATATTTCATCTGCAACTGTAGAATCTTCTTCTGACAACTTTAGAGTTGGTTCTAAGTTAGTTATTGATAATAGTGGAACTGATGGAACTGGTATTGATGCGGAAGTTGAATCTGTAACAGGAAAGTCGGTACTCTCAATTGAGTCTCAAACTGATAAAGTATTATTTGTATCTCTAAAAGAATCTGCATATCTATTTGATGGTGATAGAGTCACACAAGGAGCAGCAACAGGTCGTGTTGTGGGTAATGTGTTCTCTGGTACTACATTTGCAATTAAGTCGGTCACAGGGTCTTGGAGTGCTTCTGGAACGCTAACTTCCGATACATCAGTACTAACACTACTGCTTGATCGTAATGCATCATACACAAAAGGTGCAATTTTATCTTTAGGTGATGGTGTTGCACTTCCTGTTGCCAAAGGTGAGGTGTTAGAAGCTACTGCTTCACAAAATAGTGTAAAAGTAAAAGTTACTCAAGCAGGTTTTACAGTTTCCTCTTCTCTATTCATTTCTAGTTCTGATTTACTTAACACACCAGGTGCACAAATTATCTCAATTAAGTCTTTAAGTGAGAATTTGTCTATTTCTAATATTCAAGACAATGTTGCTCTTGTTACTACAGGAACAAATCACGGTGTAGCAGAAGGAGAAAAAATTGTAGTTGATATTAATCCTGATGACAGCACAACTACTACTACCTTTAGTGTAAAATCTGCTGTATATCAAGAAGTAATCATTGAAACCCCAGTCATAGCAACGACTCTCAATGACACTGGTATCGGAAGAATTGAAATTTTAAATGGTGGTAATAACTACACAGTCGGACAGTATAATGATATTGCTTTATCTGGTGGCAAAGGATCTGGTGCTAAAGCATCTATTAAGGTAGAGCAAATTGGTAATAATAAACCTGTAACAGAAATTGTTATTACTGATAGAGGAACTGGTTATGAAAAGTTTGATATTCTTACTGTTGGTGACAGTGATTTAAATAAAACTGACAATCTTGAACCAAGATTGCAAGTTCGTGTTGATCATGCTGGATTCTCTAGTGATAGAACAGATCTTATTGTAACAAGTGCTTCTAATTTTAGTGTAAACGATCAACTTACTCTTGGTAGCGAAACATTAACAGTATCAAATATTAGTGGCAACACTATTACTGTTGTAAGAGGATCAAATCCTGTAGATCATTTCAGTGGATCTACTGTTAGCGTAAAAGACGCAGGATTTACTCTGAATAGTGGATATCAAATTAATCAAGAAACTAATGATCCTGCACAACCATATGTTGTGTCTTATGATTCAAATACCCAAAAAGTTGTATTTAAATATGGATATGGAGTAACACCAACATATCTTACACTAAGTTCTGTTTTCAGAGATCAGAGTCAACCATCTACTAGACTAGTTAATGTTTTTAGTGTTGGTGATCCATTTACTGCTTTTGAAATTGATGGAGAAAGAAACAAAGTAATTGATATTAAAAAATCCTATAAGTACGTATTTGATATTAGTCATACATCAATGACTGGTACAAAATTTGATATATCACCAAGTAGTAATTTTAATCTTATTGCTGGTGAGGTAGATAAACCTAATCTTTTTGAAGTTAATATCAAGACTGGTTTTGGACCTAGACTTGCAACAAATGCATATGATACTAGGGTAGATAGTCCATACAATAAGTATTACTATTTTGATCATAACAATGTAGTAAATGCAGAAGGTGCATATCTGAATGTCATTGATGATCCTTTACAAGGTGAAAAGGATGTGTTGTATGTTACACCTACTGAGATTGTTTATTCTACTGGGAATGTTGCCAGTCATGATGGAACAGGATCAATTTCATATACAACAAAGTCTTCTTTTGCTGTTGGTGCAATTAATTCAATTGCAATTAAGAACACAGGAGATGACTATAAAAAACTTCCTATCGTAACTGGTATTATTGATGCCGATGGTGAAGTTGATAATACTGTAAAGTGTTATCTACAAAGTAATAATATTGGTTCACCTAAAAATATTAAAATTATTAATAATGGTGGAGCATTTCATAACGATACAACGTTACAGTCTACATTCAGATCAAATTACATATTTACATTATCAAACTTCAATATTAAACCTTTTAGTGTAGGTGAAACTATCATTCAAAAGTCTGGTTCTGTGGAGGTTGCTAGAGCAAGAGTGACTTCTTGGACAGAAGGGACAAATATTCTTGTAGTTGATAGAGTAACTGGTATTTTCAGAAAAGGACAAGATATCATTGGTCTTTCTAGAAATCAAAAGGCAAAATTAGAAAATATTAATTTTACTGAGTTTTCTCCTGTAATTCAAACTAACTTTGATAACATTGGTTCTTATTCATCTGATTCTGGAAAAGTCAGTGATGCCAATCAGAGAATTCATGATTCTTATTATTACCAAGATTATTCTTATACTATTAAATCAAAGACTCCAATAGAAACTTGGAGAAAACTCATCAAGGACACAACCCACCCAGCTGGTTTCCAGTTATTTGGTGAAGTCTTAATTGAGTCTAATATTGATTCACGAATGACAGAGAATACTTCTGTCAGTAGAGTTAGTGTAATCCAAGCATGGGATTCAACTAAGAATAAAATTACTGTTGAAAGTGTAACTAAACAGATCAGGCAGAATATTGTCCTAATGGATAATATGAATGTAGAAAGTGGTGTTGGTGCAATTTCACTTGATACAACAAATACCAGTGAAATTGTTGCTCAAGATGTAAAACTAAATGATGTATTTAATGGTGCATTTGGAAATAAAGGCAATCGTGAGGGTAAGAAACAATTTACTCTAGTAGATAAAAATAACAATGCTATTACTCCAGTTAATGAACAAGCATTGATTATTACTTTAGATGGTATTTTACAAGAACCAGGTAAAGCATATACTGTTAGTGGTGATAACATTGTATTTGCAGAAGCACCATTAGAAGGTGTTTCTTTCTCAGGAAGGAAGTTCCAATTCAAGACAAGTGCTTTAAATAATTACTACCTTAAAAAAATTAGAAATATTTTCCAGCGTAATGGTAGGTGGTTAGACGCTGCAAATCAAATTGAAAGAAATAAAGAGTTTATTCAAGAGTCAACTCTAGAGCATATTCAAACGGTCCATCCTACTCTAGCATGGAATCGTTTAAGTAATAAATGTTTTAGAGACATTGGATTTATTGTTGATGCATTAGCACATGACATCAGATTTGGTGGCAATGAAAAAACAAAGGTTTCTTTAGAGAAATATTTTAACAATGGTATTTTGGATTACATTGATGGTGAACTAGAACCAACCATTGAAGCATTCCAGTATGCTGTTACTCTTGCAAAGAAAGCAATTAATAATGAACTATCAGGTGGATTTGTTGATCCTGACATTTTAACTGACAGTGGACCTGTTAAATGTGAGGATGTTCTTGCTGCATTAGATACTCTATCTGAAGTTATAAGAGTTATCCTAACTACAGGTCCAGGTTCTGTTGCTGTTGGATATCCAGACTATTTCAATGGCAAGAATACTATTTTTGATTTGTATTATACTGATGGTACACCAGTTGATACAGAAGAAAATGAAGATCTATGGATTGCCTTAAGTGGAGTATTGCAAGTTGGTGATGCTTATACTATTGATAGAACAACTATTCCTAATAAAGTTGTATTTGCAGAACCTCCTATTTGGGGTCAGTCAGAAAACACAAAAACTGTGTATGAACCATTAGCAGTTGAAAGATTCTTCGGTCAAGGGATTGGATCATACAAAAAATATACTATCAGTATCAATACTGCTGGCACAGGACCATTCTTGATTATTGATGAAGAGAATAAGATCAAATCTATTGACAATAGCAATTTTGCTTATGTTTTTGTAGATGGTGTTTTACAGAAAGAATATAAGTCATATACAATTAGTGGTTCTACTATTAAATTCCACACCAAGATTTCTCCTGAAAACAAAATTAATATTATTAGTCTTTACGGTAGAGAAACTGATACAACAGTAACACTATATGATTATGAGAGAAATCAATATTACAACGAACTTAAATTAAGTTGTGATGCAGGTTCTCCAAATGATTTTATTGATTGGATCTCTTGGTATAACCTATCTTATAATGATCATCAAGTTGCATATCAAAAAGTTGGTGGTGTTAAAAAGTTTATTGGTAATGTAAAAGTATATAATGCCTCTCCAAACGTATTGACTATCACAATTGCTGGTGGTAACTATGTTTTAGATAATTCTAGTATTTTCTTTGCTGGTAAAGCAGATTATAGTGATGAGTATGAATTAAGTGGTACAACAAATACACTATCTTCAGTAAAAGATGCATTCCTTGAAAATCAAATGCAAAGAAATGCAACTAGATGGTTGTATGGTTCACCCAAAGGTGATAGTGCATTCTTTGAAAGAAATAGATTGGGTGCTAATATATCCAATGGTGATCTTATCAAAATTGATGGTGAGGATGAATTTAGAACTATTAATGAACTACCACGTTATGTAACGCCAAAAAATTATAATGCAGATGCTGATGTATCAAATGATTTCCGTGGCAATGTATTAGTAACTAAGTATTCAGGTGAAACACGTGGAACTGGTCTTAGTGTTGAATGTTCTGTAACGAATGGTAAAGTAACTTCTATCACTTGGAATAAAAATTCTGGTGGTTACGATGGTACACCTGTACTACAATTCATTCCAATTGATCAGAAAGGTGGTGGAGCAAGAGCAGAAGTGCTTATGCAAAATGGTTCTGTTGTTGATATTGTAATTACTGATGGTGGTTCTGGATATGATACTGCTCCTGAAGTGGTTGTCTCCAGACAATTCAAAGTAATTAAAAAGAATGGCAGAAAGATTGATAGTCTAATTAAATTAGGTTTTGAGAATAAAGTTCTAGTTGACAACATTAATGTTGTCACTAGTACCTCAAGGTTCTCTGGTAAGGAATTTGGTTCTACTCTTTCAGAACCTCTTGGTCCTGTAATGCCAGATGCTCCTGTTGATCCATATACTATGATCACAAAGAATATTGATTTGACATTTACTTTGCCAGCACCAGTTGGAATCCCACAAGAATTGATGAGATATTATCCAACTGTTATTGATTCCGTAAGTATGCCTGATGCTATCATGCCTACATCAGCGGCAATGAGTATTATAGAGTTGGCAACTCAAGTAACTACTGTATCAACAGCAGAAGGAGAATCTTCTACTACCTATCAGACAGGATTTGTTGATCATCGTTTCTGGAATGCATCTTACAACTCCGCTCCTCCTTCACTACATAATATGACGATGAGACCATCGTTCCTCCAGTGGGAAGGTGCTAAATTTATGAATACAGGTACTATTACGTCTGCTTCTGGACTAACTGTATCAGAGTACACCATTGAGGAGTTTGCAAGGTATGGATTTACATTAAGTGATTTCAGTGACTTTGCTGGATCTGGATGGTCAAGTAGTGGTTATTCCATGAATGTTGGATATCCAACCATTAATAATTATCTAAGTCAACTAGATACTACAGATCTACCTGATGAAAATGGGGCAGGTTATCTTGCTACTGGTGCAGTTGTTTATTGCAACACTACCAATTTCCCAGCATCTGGAAAGATTTTAATTGGTAAAGAAACTATTTCTTATACCAGTAAATTGAGTGATCGTTTCATTGGATGTACACGTGGTGTAGATGGTTCACCTATAGAGCAACACACCATTGGAGCATTCCTAAGGAACGCACAATAAATAAGTATAAATAGACCAGATTCGTCTATAATTAAAGAACTAAACGAGACTCAGTGCTATGGCAGCTATTATTTCAGAAAAATTTAGAATCTTCAATGCGAAGCAATTTCTAGAGTCGTTAGGTGAAGGTGCAAATGATGCCTCCGCTGATCGTACTAGAATGTATTTCTTCGTTGGAAGATCAGCAAAATGGAACGGTTACCTTGAAATTTTCAATGTAAGCGGAACTTTTGCAGTAAACGACGTTGTATACGAAGGCAACGATCCTAACACCGCAACCTTTAAAGGAACTGTAGAGGCAGTTTACCCTAACAGTCTCCTTCTCAATACCATTCTCCCCACGGCATCTGCCACACCTTCCTTTGGTACATCCATTACTAATGGTACTGCTACTGCAAAGACAGGTGTATATAGATATGCCAACGAGGAAGTTCCCCCTATTCCTCTAGACAACGCTGAAGAAAAGGGTGAAGTATATAATGAAATTATTGCTGCCAAGCGTATTCTAAGTGACAATGCTCGTTTAGTTGTTCCTCGTTATAACTGGAATACTCAGACGAATCCAAAGTTTGACATGTATCGTCCTAACTACTCACCCACACCAGGTGGCGGTGGTGCTATCGGTACACAGACTGCTCTAGGTTCAAGTTCTCTATCTGGATCTAAGTATTATGTAATGAATAGCAGCTATGAAGTCTTCAAGTGCATTTACAACGGACAAGATCCTGTAAACACTGCTGGTCAAAACGCAACTTACGAACCAAAATCACAACCTAGTGCTGGTCAAGGAACATTTGATTCTGCTACAGGTGTGTATACAGAACCTGCTGGCACTGCTGGTTACATTTGGAAGCATATTTTCACCCTACCTACTGGTGATGTGCTTGCGTTCCTATCCACAGACTTTATGCCTGTTGTAGCAAAAACAGAGGCATCTAGAGTAGCAGTAGAAGCACTAGCAGTTGATGGTGCTATTCATGTTGCTGTAGTTAGAGATGCTGGAAGCAATCTCCCTGCTTCTGCCACACTATACACTCCAGTTAAGGGTGATGGTACAGGTGCCATCGTTAAGTTTGAAACCAATGCTTCTGGTGAAGTATCTTCTGCTTCTATGGAGGCAGTTGGTTCTGGTTACACTTATGGCAACCTTATCCTATCTACAACCACTGTATTTACAGATTCTGCACTAACAACTAATCCTGGTGCATTCACTGGTTCCGCATATATTGAAACCGTTATTTCACCTGAAGGTGGTCATGGTTCCAATGCTGACGTAGAACTCTTTGCCAAGAGAGTAATGACTAACGTCCGTTTAACATATGCAGAAGGACAGGGTGATTTCCCTGTAGACAACGACTTCCGTCGTATTGGTATTATCCAAGATCCATATCAGTATGGTACTACAACATATGCTTCTGATAGCACATTGCGTGGTACACATGCACTAAAAGTAAATGGAACTGGTGCTGATTATGTTGTTGATGAATTAATCTCACAGACTGTTACAGGTGGTACTGCTAAAGGAACCGTCGTTTCTTGGGACTCAACTAATCAAATTCTTAAGTACTATCAGTCTCCTGCTGTACACACTGATGGTGGTGTTGTACTTGCATTTGAATCTAATGCTTCAAATGCTGTTGCTGGTGCTCTTACTGGTGCTTCAAGAAATGTTGTTACCACAGAAGGTACTTCAGGTACACCTTCAGTAGTTGCAGACGTTTCTTTCGTAGAAGGTCTTGCTTCTGCTGAACTTGAACCTAACTCTGGAGATATCGTATACATAGAGAACAGAAGACAAATTACAAGAGCTGCTGACCAAATTGAGGACATTAAGCTCGTAATTGAATTCTGATTGATCCAATCCAAAGTTAGAGAAACGTGAGATGCCTCAGAAGACGAACCTTAATGTAACTCCATATTACGACGATTTTTCGCAAACTAAAAACTTCTATAAAGTACTCTTTCGTCCTGGATATTCTATTCAGGCGAGAGAGTTAACTCAGTTACAGTCTGTTCTTCAGAATCAGATTGAAAGTTTTGGTAAGTATGCGTTCAAACAAGGAGAACTAGTTATTCCTGGCGAGGTTGGGATTAACACTAAACTCCCCTACGTTAAATTATCTTCGGTATCTGAGATTCCTATTAATGTAGATGGTAAGATCGTATATAAAAAATATGATATTACTCAACTGAGAGGATTGGTTCTTAGAGGTAATACTTCTGGAGTAACAGCAACAGTTATTGATGCTAATGTAGCAACAGATACTGCTTCTGATGTTTTGTATGTAAACTACACTAACAGTGGTGATGCATCAAATGAAGTAACTTTTCGTCAAGGTGAAACCCTAGAGGTAGTTGATGGTGTAAATACACCATTAATGGTTGTTGGAACTGATGGTAGCGTACTTCCTACTTCTATTTCTATTACTGATCCTGACACAGGTGCATCGTCAACCTTAGAAAGTACAGCGATGGGGTTTGCTTCTGCTGTTAAGGTAGAAGAAGGTATTTACTTTGTTAATGGATATTTTGTAAGGAATGCAGAACAACTATTAATTATTGATCCATATTATAACAAACCATCAGCAAAAGTTGGTTTTAAAATTATTGAAAGTGTCGTAACAGCAGAGGAAGATAATTCTCTATACGACAATGCTATTGGATCTAGTAATTTTTCTGCACCTGGTGCAAATAGATTAAGTATCACTCTTGATCTAGTAAAATATAATTTAGATGTAAGCACTGATAAGAATTTTATTCAGATTCTTACTGTTAGAAAAGGTGCTGTACAAAGTCAAATTGTACAAACAGATTATAATCTATTAGAGCAGACTCTTGCTAGAAGAACTTATGATGAGTCTGGAGATTATGTTGTTGAAGATTTTTCATTAGATGTTAGAGAATATTATCAAGAAGATGGCAATCTTGGTGTTTATGGACAAGATGAATTTGGTTTAGTTAACGGTTTATCTGTTAGTGATGCAAAAGATAAATTGATTGCAAGCGTAAGTTCTGGTAAGGCTTATGTAAAAGGATTTGAAATTGTAAATAAAGAGACAAAATATCTTCCTGTATCCAAAGCAAGAGAAACACTTGATAGAGAAGACATCAGAAAGAAAACAACAGGTCTTCCTACTTATAGAATTACAAATACATATGGAAGTACACCATTGAATGCAGATGGTGGAGATCTAACTGCATATCCAAATGTATTTCTTTCTTCCGTTTTCAATGATGGAAGTGTTGGTCTGAATGGATCAGAAGCAGATAATGACAGTAAGCAAACTACATCACGTAGAGGTCATTTCTTTGATCAAAATCAAGGTATTAAAACAGTTTATGTACAAAAAGAACCTAACATAAATCTTAGCACATTGAATGGTGCTTCAAGTGGAGTTGGTACTTTTGCTAACAATGGTGTTGCTGATTCTAGCAGAACTGCTGGAACTTACACCAACGTTACTACAACCACAGCACAGAATGGAACTGGTGCAACATTTGATATTGTTGTAGCTGCTGATGGAACGCCTACAATCACGCTAAATCAAGCAGGTACAGGTTATGCATCAACTGATACTTTAAGCATCATTGACGGCAATCTAGGTGGCGGTGGTGGTGCTGACATCACTATTACAGTATCTACTATCTCTGGTGTAGATGCTACTGATACCTTTGATGAGAGATTGACAGCATTATCTACTTTATATTGGGTGCAGGGTAGAAACGTTTCTGGTGTACCAAATACAATCAGTCCTATTGATGTTATTGCTTATTCAGAAGTTTCTAGACCTGAACTTGATGATCCTGCAAGCACACCAGAAACATACTTAGAATTGACACTTGCTGGTGACAAGAATCTTCTTGATAAATTCTTTACAGAGTATGATGCAGAAAATTCTGGTGACAATGGTATTAGAGAACTCTTCAGAACTAAAGTAGATGGAGAGAATGACCAAAATAGATTTGGTATCATACGAGACTACAATGAGACTATTACACCAGTTATTGGTATTGCAAAACCTAGTAACTTTACATTAGTAGAGAAAGGAACAGGATTTAATACTGATACAGATATTATCCTTTCTAAGGGTAAACTTTCTGATGGAACGTCTGTTTATAATAGCATTTTTGGTCTATCTTACTTTGATCCCCAATTCTTCACTAAATTGCTCCTAGACGATTCAACTGAGACTACAGGAGGATTTACACCAGGTCAATATGTATACGGTGTTACAAGCGGTGCTTACGGTGTTGTAGAAGGTTCTTCAACTGGATCATTCAGTAAGAATAAAGTTTTGATGGTAAAAACTTTATTTGGAACATTTAAGTCAGGTGAGATTATTAGAGATGAGAATAACAATTCAGTAAGAATTGCACAAGACAATACTATTTCACATTTTATTGTTACTTTCCAAGGTGTTGGATACGAATCAACTGGATGTTCTTTAAAAATTGATGGTGTTGATTATGATTCATCCAAGATTGAATTGGATATTTCTACTAGTAAAAAGGTTCTACAAGCAAATATCATTAGTAGAGAATTTGTAAATGTAGAGTATTCAAAACCACCTACTGTTTTAGTAAATCAAAAAGCAGGTAATGCAGCACCATCAAAGGCAGCAAAAATTACACCAGTTCTTGTTAGAAATGCTGTAACGACATTCACACCACAGAATGTGAAGTCATTCTATGCTGAATTTGGTTCAGGAAACAGTAACGTATTTACTTCTGATATTGAAATTAATAATGATCAATATGTGGAGTCTATTCCTGTAACAAACTTTACATTTGGTGGAGAGAAGGGAAATAAATTTATTGAGTGTAATGGATTTGGTGGTGATAGTACACGTGTACTACAACAGGGAGATATTGTACAATTCTCTGATACCGATGAAAATATTGTTCGCTGTATTGTTCAGTATCCAACAAAACCATCTGGTGTATTGAAGTCAAGAATTTATTTTGACAGAGCACTTCCACAAAATGTCAGTAATACTAGTGTAGTTAGAATTCGTCCTAACATTAAAAACTTTAACCAAGGAACTTTACTTTATAAGACAGGAACTAAACAAGTTTCTTCTATTGTAGCAACTAGTGAAGATTCTAAAATTACACATTATGTAAGAAGAGATTTTGTAAGCACTGGTAGTTCTAGTGGTGGTAGTATTACATTTACCGCTCAACTTCCTTTTGGTACACAGAGATTTGTCTCCTTTAGTGAAAGTAATTTCCTAGTTACTATTCTAGAAAAAGGTAGTGCAACATCTATTGAAAAGGGAGATATCATTTACTTGACATCAGATCAAGTTAGTATTTCTGCATCTACTGATGCTGCGAGTGGATTGACATCTGGTAGTGTTGTTTTAAGTCTCCCACAGACATTCTTTGGTGGAGATGCATCTAATTACACAGAGTTCCCTAAACTAAAATTAAGTGCCACACTTGAAGTATCAAAAGCAAAACCAAGACTTAAGACAGCAAAACTAAACACTAGAATTGTTATTGAATCTCCTGGCGATAGGGTTATTCCTTTCCGTGGAAAAAATTATGACACACAGAGTGTTGAGACATTTACATATGCTGATGCATTTAAGTTGAGATATGTATATGAAGGAACCACACAAGATCCACCAACTGTAGATGCAGGTGGTAATCTCGTCAGTGGAACTGATGTAACCAATAGATATACTTTTGACGATGGTCAAAGAGACACTGTATATGATGTTTCTAGAATTATCTTAAAGCCAGGCTTTGATGCACCTGTTGGTCAATTACTAATCGCATTTGATTATTTTGACCACACAACTGGTGATTTCTGTACTGTAGATTCTTATCTACATGAAGCAGGTGTTGGTGCTGATGAAATTCCATCATATAATTCACCTGCACTTGGTAAAGTATCTTTAGGTGATGTCTTAGACTTTAGACCTAAAGTAGATAATGATGCTATTATTTCTGGTTATCAAGATAGTTCTCTACTAGGTTCAGTTAATACCAGATCATTTGCTGGTGGTGGTGGTATTGTTTCCAGCACCCCTGCACCTGATTCTAACCTAGAGTTTACATTCTCATTCTCTCAGACTCAATATCTCAGCAGAATTGATGGTCTTTTCTTAGATAAGAAAGGTAAGTTTTATGTTAAGGAAGGCAATTCTTCATTAAATCCAACTAGACCTGAATCTATTGAAGATTCAATTGCATTGTACTACATGTACATTCCTGCATTTACACAGAGTAGTAAAGATGTAAGAATTGTACCAGTAGATCATAAACGCTATACAATGCGTGATATTGGTAAACTAGAGAAGAGAATTGAAAGATTAGAGTACTATACAACACTTAGTATTCTAGAGCAGCAAGCCTTGAATATGCAAGTTATTGATGGCAATGGTAATAATAGATTCAAGAGTGGTTTCATTGTAGACAATTATGAGACACACAAGATTGGTAATCTAAAATCCATTGACTATAAGTGCTCTGTTGATACTCAACAGTCTGTAATGAGACCTCAGTCAAAAGAAGATTCTTTCATGTTGGAAGAGATCAATACAAGAAATGATCAAAGAACTTCTGCTGGTTATGTTAGGAATGGTGATCGTGTTACATTACCATTTACTGAATTGGAAATGGTTAAGAATGAGTTTGCTACCAAGACAATTAATCCCAACCCATTTGTAGTTCTACAATATGCTGGTGATTCATTTATTGGACCCAATGTAGATTCTTGGTATGATACTAGTGTTGAACCACTAGTTACAGATAATAACACCAATCTATATTCTATCTTTATTGCAAAAGATAATATTAAAGATGCATTTTCAAGTCTTTACAATTCATATAAAGTAAATTGGTTGGGTGCAAATAGATCATTCTTTAACATTGAGTCTTTTGCGGATACAAATTCTGATCTATCAGGATCAAATGTTACTAGTGCTTCTGTTTCTAGTTCTTCTAACGTAAGTCCTGACAACAATGAGATTGGTAAGGGTATTTCAACTAAGGGTGTTGGTTCTAATGTTGTTGCAACATCACTATCATTCTTTGCTAGAAGTATTCCTCTTAAATTTGTAATCAATCGTTTAAAACCAAATACAACTGTATATCCTTTCATGGAAGGTCAGGATATCTCTCGTTGGGTCAATTCTGATTCTAAGTATACAGGTATTGCTGGCAATTCTTTGTCATCTTTCAATACTCCTATTAAAACTGATGCAAATGGTAATGCTAGTGGAATTATTCTAGTTCCTGCTGGTCAACCACCAAGAGAAAACAGTGTTTGGGGTGGTAGTGCTGAGAATTTAGATTACGATACAGATTCAGTTGAAGTTAGATTTACAACTGGTGTAAAAACTATTAGATTTACTTCTAGTAAAACTGATGCTCCCAAAGAGGATGTAGAGACATACGCAGAAGTTAAATTCTATGCAACTGGTCTTCTTCCTGAGAATCCTGCATCTATCGTTTCCACTGCACCTGCTTTCTTCAAAGCAAATGAGGGAACACAGACAACTGATAGCAATACAGAAAATCCAATCAAACCAAATCCACTTGCTCAGACATTTACTGTTGATGGATTTGATGGTGGTATTTTTGCAACTAGTGTTGATCTATTCTTCTCAACTAAGAGTGAAAATATTCCAATTAGAGTATACCTAACAGATATTCAAAATGGTAAACCAGGTAAAAATATTCTACCTGGCACACAGAAAGTTCTTAATCCAGACACCTATCTAAGAGTTCTTGCCAGTGACACGCTTGAAGTAACTAAGGGAGAAAAAGTTACTGGTCAATCATCAAATGCTTCTGGTCCTATTTCAAAAGTATTTGATAAGAATAATATTGAACTAACACCAACATCTACTGGTGTGTTCTCACTATCAAATGATCAGGTATTTACTTTAGTTCTTGATAATCATACTGGAACATCTTTTAAACAGGATGAAACATTAACAATTCCTTCTGTTACTGCTGCTAATAATGCAAACAATACATCTTTATCACTAAAGATTGTTAAAGATTCTGGTAGAGTTACAGGTTTAACTGTCAAAGACACAGGAACTTCATATAATTCTGCAATTATTACTTTGGAAAGTCCACAGTTACCTGGTGGCGGTGGTGCTACTGCTACTGTTAGAGTTTCTAATGGTAAAGTATATCATTCAGATATTGTCTTATCAGGTTCTGAGTATACAGAACCACCAGCAGTTATTATTAGAGGAACTGGAACAGGTAATTCTGGTGCTGTAATTGAGTCTTCAATTACTATTGATACACCAGCAGTTCGCATGGGTATTTCTATTGACCAAGATGGAACAACCAATTCTACAGTTCCAACTAACTTTAAATTTGATTACCCTGTATATCTACAAAATGACACTGAGTATGCTCTAGTTCTTGAAACAGATTCTATTGATTACAAAGTATGGGCATCTAAACTAAGTGAAACAGATGTTGCAACGAGTAAAACTGTTGCTGCTCAACCTGCACTAGGTTCTCTATTTAAGTCTCAGAATACTAATTCTTGGACTGAAGATCTCTTTGAGGATCTTAAGTTTACATTACACCGTGCTAAGTTTGATGTTTCTAGAACAGCAGAACTTCTACTCACAAATGAAGATCTTGGTTATGAATTGCTAGATGTCAATCCTATTGAGACTAATTCAAATTCTCAATCTGGTGCAACATCTAATCTATTTAAAAATAACAGATCTGTTATTAAGGTTAATCATTTCAACAATGGATTTAGTGCTGATGGAGAATCTTACGTATTCTTTAAGGGCGGTCTTGATGTTGGTGGTATTGTTAAGTCTGAACTAAATGATACTTTATATCAAGTTACTAATGTTGGTATTGATAGTTACAATATTATCTCTGTAAATAAAGCAACTAGCAGTGCATTTGGCGGTGGTTCTTCACTATTCGCTTCTTATAATAGAAAGTTTGAAAAATTACATGCTATTGTTCCTACATTAGAATTCGCTGATACAAAGATTGAGAGTTTTGTTAAGACAACTAACATTAAACCTATTGACGATAATGTAGGAACATTCGCTACATATAGTCAACCTGATTATGAGAAGACATTCTTGAATGAAGATTTCTTCTTTATTAATCAAAAGGTATTGGCATCTAGAGTTAATGAAAGTCTTAATAATGTTGATAGATCATTAACTTATAAAATTATGATTTCAAGTGAGCAAGATACTCTTTCTCCACTAGTTGATTTAAGTAGAGCATCACTAAAAACTATTAGTAATAGAATTGAGAATGCTGAGGGCAAAGAATCTAGATATGGTCGCAGAGATCAAGTACTAGAATTCTTCCCTGTTTGGAGTTTTGTTGTCACTAATACTTCAGGAGTTGCTATTACTGAAAATCAAAGAGTTTCAGGTTTAACTACAAATGCTTCTGGAACAATTCTAAAAGTAGATGGTTCTACTTTAATTGTAAGAGTTGATACAGTCAATACTTTTGTACAAGGTGAAGGACTTAAATTTGCAGATTCTGCTTTAAATCCTGACACATCTGGTGCAAATGCAGGTATTCCAAAAGTAACAGTAACACCATCTCAAGGTAATGTAACTGAAGTTGTCCCTGTCATTCCTAATGAGTCTTCTCCACAATCAACAGTGTTTGTTAGAGATGCATCTCAGTTGAATGAAAATTACGATAATAAGATTAGTGGTACAGTTGTACTATGGAATCAGAATAATAAAATTCTAACTATTATCAATAATAAAAAACCACTTGGTGATGACTACACATCTGCTAGTGGATCTGGACAGTTCTCCAGAGTTGCTGTTGGTGTATCACCAGCTCAAGAAAGTGATATCATTCGTGTTGGTGATATTATTGGTTGGACAAATCAAACTGCTGGTGAAGAAAATTATCTAATGGTTTCTAATGTATCTTATACTGATGGTATTGATTTTGTTTCTGATATTCAATCTAAAGGAACTAGTAGTGCTGCTTCTTATGTTACCAAAGAAGTTTCTATCACAAATCCTGCAACAGGAATTGATGTTAGAATGACTGCTAACACTGTTGATATTGAAAATATTGAAGTTCTTTACAGGGTTAAAAAATCATCCTCTGAAGATAATTTTGAAGATCTTGAATGGGTATACTTCAACGAAACTGGTTTGCCAGATGTTGATCTAATTGCAACTGCTGAAAATTCAATCAGTGGTATCACTGAGAAACAAGAAGAATATCAAGAACTTTCTTATAGTGTTGATAACTTACCTGAATTCTCATCGTTTGCTGTCAAAGTTGTTATGAAGACAAGCAATCCAGCGTTTGTACCAAAAGTACAAGATCTACGTGCAGTAGCATCATACTAATGAAACATATAAAAGTGAAGAATGAAAACCACCTGTATCGTGATAGTGATACAGGTGCAATCATAAATACCGATAGGTCTTCGTTTGAGAAGTATAAGAGATCTAAATTAAAGTTTCAAAGTATGGAACAAGAATTAGATCATCTTAAAAGTGAGATAAGCGAGATTAAATCACTATTAAAAGAGATAGTAAAGTCCAATGGTACTTAGAAATGTAGCCAAATCATTCTCATTTGAGGAACAGAGGCAAGAAATTAATTTACTTGCTGTAGATGTTGATAGCATCGCAACTAATATTGCTTCCATGACCTTGGTTAATGAGAGTAATCCTAAGTTGGGTGCAAATCTAGATCTCAATAATAATAGTATCACAGGTACTGGTGATATTAATCATAATGGACAGTTAACTACTGGTAGCATCTTAACTTCTGCATCTCTCAATAATAAAGGATCCATTCAGTTTGGAACTGCGGATGCTTATTCTCTTGGGCACATGCCTAACAATAGCAACTTTGCATTTTCACAACTACATGGCGGTAGTTACTTATTCTATACTAATGCTAGTACGATTCCACTTCAGATTGATCCAACATTAGTTGATGTCAATGTAAACCTAGATGTTACTGGAACCATAACTGCATCTGGAACCATAACTGCATTGGGTGGTAATTCTACTTACTGGAATAATGCACATAGTTGGGGAGATCATTCTTTAGCAGGATATTTAACATCAGAAACTCAATCTGATTGGAATGAATCTGATACTAGCAATCCAGCACATATTTTAAATAAACCAAATCTCTTTGATGGTACTTGGGGATCACTTTCTGGTAAACCAACATTTGCAACTGTTGCTACTAGTGGAGATTATAACGATTTATCCAATACACCTACACAAGCTAGTCAAGTTCAATCTAATTGGGGAGAAACAGATTCTAATAACGTTGCATTTATTAAGAACAAACCTACTATCCCAACTATCCCATCAAATGTTAGTGCCTTTAATAATGATGTAGGATACAAAACCACAGATAACAACACAACATATACTTTAGATGCTGGAACGCATGGTGCTTCTGATGCAAAGTTAACGTTGCTTGGAAGTACTTCTACTATTGATAATGTTATCTTAACTGCTGGAACTGGTATTGCTTTTAGCTCAATTGGCAGTGGTGGATTTACAATTTCAACTTCTTTAAGTATTGGAAATCTAACCGACGTTAATGTTTCTGGTGTCACCACAGGACAAGTATTGAAGTGGAGTGGAACTCAATGGGCTCCTGCTGATGACACTCAAGGATCTGGGGGAGGTGGTTTCTCTGGAGATTATAACGATCTAACTAACAAACCTACACTTTATACTAATAGTGATGTTAATGCTCATTTAAACACATCTACTGCTGGTACAGGACAAATTTTAAGTTGGAATGGTAGTGATTATGACTGGGTAAATGATCAGCAAGGTGGTAGTGGTAGTGGTTCTAATTTAGAAAGTTTAAACGATGTTGCTTGGAGTGGTTTAAATCCCAATCCTCAAAATGGTCAAGTATTACAACACAATGGATCTAACTGGACAAATAACACATTAGATTTACCAGATAAGATTGAAGATTTAAGTGATGTATCTAATGCAGCACCGCAGGATGGTCATATTTTGAGATGGGATGCTGGAAATAATGTTTGGTTACCAGGATCTGATGATATTGATTCTCTCTACACAAAGTTAAACGCAATAGGAAATGATGCCAGCATTACTACTGTTGCTGGGCTTAAGTCTGCTCTTGCAGCATTGAGTCGTTAAAACTAAATATAATGATAGGATGATATAGTATCAAATGGCAGTACTCAGAAATGTACCAAAGACGTTTTCTTTTGAAGAACAACGCATAGAAATTAATGAGATTGCACAAGATCTCTATTCACTTAGTAGTGGTAATTTAACACAGTTTTCTGTTACTGTTAGTGCTGCCAGTGGCAATGGTAATTTAACCTATGATAATACTACTGGGGTATTTGATTACACGCCACCAAATATTTCATCTACTTTTTCTGGAGATTATAACGATCTAAGTAACAAACCTACACTATTCTCTGGAGATTATAACGATCTAAGTAATAAACCTACACTATTCTCTGGATCCTATAATGATTTAAGTAACAAACCTACAATATTCTCTGGATCCTATAATGATTTAAGTAACAAACCTACTATACCAATAACTTTAAATGATCTTAGTGATGTAGATGCAACAACTGGAGTAGCAAACGGTAAGATACTTAAGTATAATGGAAGTGGTTGGGAAGTAGCAGATGATCAATCAGGTGGTGGAGGATCTTCTTATACTAATTCTAATGTAGATACTCATCTGAATGTTAGTGGTGCTTCTTCAGGTCAAATCCTCAGTTGGAATGGATCTGACTATGTTTGGGTAGCAGATCAGACTGGTGGAGGTGGTAGTAGCAACGTATCAGCTATTAATGATCTAAGCGATGTTGTTATTAGCAATAGTCCCACTGCTGGTCATGTAATTAAATGGGATCAAACTACTAGTAAGTGGACCAACCAACCAGATATGACTGGGCAAGGTGGATCTGATTATCAAATTTATAATTTTACTGTAGATGTATCAAACTCATCATATTTTACGATAAGTGGTCATGATAGAGTGGGTGGTGTTAGTGGTAACAATCCTACTATCACTATGAATGAAGGTGATAGAATCAGATTTGCTGTATACAATAGTGGAACAAATCACACATTTGAGATTAGAGTAAGTGCTGGTGGTGCCGAAGTTAGCAATTCAGCTCCAACTAAAACTACTCATGGTGGGGGAGATTATATTGAATGGGCACCACAAGTTGCTAGTGGAGGATCTGCTGGATCATATGTTTATGAATGTGATAACCACAGCAGTATGGTTGGGGTAATTACAGTTCGTCCTAGAAATACTATTAATGAATTTGATACTCTGCAAACTGTAACTGCGAGAGGTAGTACTACAACTAATGGAATAACACTTAGTACAAGTAATCTTATTCTAGATTCTGCTAATGATCAACGTGTTCAACATAATGTTAGTGGAGTAGAAAAATCTAAGATCATTTGGAGAAGCACTGGTGCTGTAGATTTCTATGCTTCAAATGGCATGAGTTTCTTTGCCACTAGTAATACATCTCCTAACAATAGAAGATTACAACTCCTTACTGGTGGTGGTGTAATACTTGAATGGCAGAATAATACACGACTTGAAACTACTTCTACTGGTGTAACTATTAGTGGTGTTCTAACTGCTGGTGGTCTTACCTATCCAAACTCCAACGGAACTAGCGGCCAGGTCTTGTCTAGTGATGGCACAGGAAATGTAGCATGGTCTACGGTGTCTATTCCTGCTGCACAAGTTAATTCTGACTGGAGTGCTACATCAGGTCTTGCTGAAATTCTTAACAAACCATACCTTCCTACATTTTCAACTACCAATCCCTCTGATGGTCAGATTCTAACATGGAATGCAACCAGCAGTGAATGGCAACCTGATAATGTAAGTTCTGGTTCAGTCACTTCAATTAATGATATTGGTGATGTCAATGTTCCCAATCCTACAGATGGACATGTTTTAAAGTGGAACGCTTCTACTAGTAAGTGGATTGCATCTGCTGATTTAACTGCAACTGGTGGTGCTGGTATTGCATTAGCAGATCTTTCTGTAACTACTAACTCAGCAGGTACAGCAGCATTAACATACAGTAATACAACTGGTGTATTCAGTTACACACCACCAGACCTTAGTGGATACTTAACATCACTTGGAGACGCTGCTGGTGTTACTACTGCTAAAATTTCTAATTGGGATGATGCGTACAGTTGGGGTGATCATAGTTTATCTGGATATGCAACACAAACCTTTGTCAACACTGCACTAACCAATTTAAACAATTGGGATACTGCATATGGTTGGGGTGATCATAGTGCTGCTGGATATCTAACATCATACACCGAAAATGATACACTTTCTTCAGTAGTTGGTCGTGGAAATACAGCAACTGGTCCTATTACTATTGGTGGCAATGGATCTAGCGGTGGTGTAACTCTTAAGGATGGTAAGATTGAAGTAAGAACAGGAACTGGAAATGTAGCAGCAATTGATCTTTATTGTGAGGTTAATAATGTACATAAGATTAGTATAAAAGCACCACCACATAGTAACTTTAGTGGTAATATTGATTTTGTTTTACCTCCAAACGCAGGTACATCAGGAAAAGTTTTAAGCACTGACGGAACTGGAGTTACAAGTTGGGTAGACAGATCAACGTTCTCTGGATCTTATAATGATCTAACTAATAAACCAACAATTCCATCTACTTTAGATCAATTAACTGATGTTAGTGTTGGAAGTGTTTCTGAAGGTGATTACTTAAAATATACTTCTTCTGGATGGACTCATGGAACTATTACTGAGTTTTCTGGTAACTATAATGATCTTTCAAATAAACCAACAATTCCAACCAATATTGGAGATCTATCAGATGTAGATTTTAGTGGTAGCACTACTGTTGGTTATGTTTTAAAATGGGATGGATCAGAGTGGTCACCTGCTCAGGATACAAATTATCCAACTGGTGGTATTGCAGGATTAACTGATGTTGATTTTGATGGAGGTTCACCTAGTAATGATCAAGTATTAGTATATGATTCATCTACAAATAAATGGAAGAATGAATCTCCAAGTTCTGGTGTACCATCTGGAACTATTGTTATGTACAATAGTGGTTCTGCCCCTTCTGGATGGGCTGTGTGCGATGGTACTAATGGAACGCCAGATTTAAGGGGTAGATTTGTCCTTGGTTCTGGTGGAAGTTATAGTGGAACTGGTGGTAGTGCTGATGCGGTAGTAGTATCACACTCACATAATAATAATGCTAGTTCTTCAACTCACAATGGTCACTCGCATGGTCAGGGAAATCTATCCACGTCTAATGAAGGAGGTCATTCACATAATGTGAATGCATCTGGTGGTAGCAACACTGGAAATCAAAGTAATAATCATTACCATACTATCTCAGAAAACATAACAATCGGTGGTGGAAGTCACTCTCACAATATATCAACTGGTGATGGAACAGATGATCAAGGTAATTCTGGTCCTAAAGATACTTCCGATTGGGAACCTGGATATAATAGGAGTACTAGTAATGTTGGCCATAATCACAATTTCAACTTAACTGTGCCAACGCAGGGTATTAGTCAAAACCATACACATGCATTTAATGTTACTGTAAATGGTAATACAGATAATCAAGGTTCTCATTCTCACAATGTAACTGGTAGTACTGGAAGTGATGGTAGTCATGACCACTCAATTAATGTTACTATTGGAAGTCAAGGAGAGAGTGGTACAGGTAAGAATCTACCCCCATATTATGTACTTACGTATATCATGAAGTTGTGATTGATCTAAATATGTTCACAACTATACACTAAACTGGATACTGCATTTATGACTGATTCAGCTTTTAGTAATGGTGGAGATGACTATACAGAATTCCATCTTACTATTAACATCCACGATGTTAGATTATTACATTATAGTGTTACCGAGGCAATAAAAATCTGGCCAGGTTCTCCTGCACGTCCTGCTGAAGAACAAGAACAACTTTGGCACGTAAGGGACGAATTAGTAAAAATGTTACTGGAGCATCAATTTATGATTGCTGAAGACTAGTATAAATATTAGTACACATTATTCTTATTGATAATTATGGACGCAGCAAGTCTGAGAAAAGAATTTGAAAAACAAATTGAAGAAGCAGATCAAAAAATTGAAGCTGCTGAAAGGAGTTTGACACAACTCAAAGAATATAGAATTAAATTAGCTGGTGGAATGGAAACTCTTGAATTGCTTGCAAGTAATGAAGAGCAAAAAGCACCAGAACCTCCAGCACCTCCAGCTGAATAAATAAAAAATAGTCTAGGTTATATAAATGGCAGCAATCCCCTTAAATCTATTGATGGAAAAAGGAACGGATTTTGATGCCACCTTTAATATCCAGAATGAAGATAACACAACTCCATTAAATTTGACTGGTTATTCAGCGGCGGCAAAGATGCGTCGTAGTTATTACGCTACGACTGCGACAGATTTTGTTGTTGAGTTTGTTGATCGGTATAATGGTATTTTGAAGATTAGTCTAAGTAACGCAAATACTGCTGGATTAGATCCAAGACGATATGTGTATGATATTGTTCTTACTTCTCCTCAGGATATAAAGACGAGAGTTATAGAAGGTATTATTGAAGTAACGCCAGGAGTTACATAATGCCAAAGTATAACGTATCTGTAAAGTCTTCTAATTATCAGGTTCTTTCAGAACCTCAGAAGAAGTATAATGTGGGAGTCAATTATGAGATTCCCAGTAAATACCTTCAATATGGTAATGAGATACTTAATGTATCCAGTTGGGTATTCAATGGAACCAATGTAGGATTTCCCCTAATTGATCCTGATGGAGATCCATACACACCAGCAAATGATCAACAATTAATTGTTGCGATTAATGGTTTAATTCAAGTACCTGGAATTGATTATACGGTAAGTGGAACAGATATTATTTTTACAACTGCTCCAAATGCTGGCGATACTGTATATGTTGTAGGTCTTTCTACAACTGCTGATCTCACAAGAACAATTAACTTTGTTGTTGATGCTGGATCAGCTCCTATGTCTTCTGGTATTAAAGGGGACATGACACTAGACGTGACTGGAAAGATTGAGTCATGGACAGTTATTGCAGATCAAGAAGGTCAAATTCAATTTGATATTAAAAAAGTTGATTATGCAAATTTTCCAAATTTCTCATCTATCTGTGGAACAGAACGTCCTACTTTAGGAAACATTTCAGCAGGTACAGAACAGAGGATAAATAGAAATACTACAATTACAACATGGAATTCAGCATTGAATGCTGGAGACATTTTACAGTTTGAAATTGTGTATGCACTAAATATACAAAGGTGCGTAGTATCATTGAAACTCGCACTCTAACAATATTATAAATAAGTTCATATAGGAAGAAAACACGAGGAGATACTTTAGATGGCACTTCTAGTCACAGACCAGGGTGAAATTGATTCACTCCGTACTTTATTGAATTCAACGCATACCATTCCAAGGAATTTGGTGTTGAAGTTATACACTAGTAATACTACTCCTGGCGAGTCAGATGTTCCCTCATCTGCCAATTACTACGAACCATATAATGCAACTAACGCAAGCGGATATGGATCAGCAGCTACTACTGGATACCCAGAGGTAATTAATAATCGCACAGAGGAAAACCAAGACTTTACTAATCAGTATGGTATCCTCTTAAATGGTAACCGTTGGACTGTATCTACTACAGTTTCTGCTGTTGCTACTACAAATGCCACTGGTACTGCTGGCACTTATCAGATTGCTGTTGATGATACTGCCGACATCAAAAAAGGTGACTATGCCGAAGGTGCTGGTATCCCTGCAAACACTTATGTTGTTGATATCCAAGGTCTGGATCTAGAACTAAGTCAGCAGTTGACTGCTGATATGACTTCTGTCGCAACAAACTTTGGTAGAGGACGTTCTACCGCTTCCTATCCTGAACAAGTATTCACCTTTGACGATGCTGCTGGTAACGTATATGGTTACTATCTGTCACGTGCAAACAACATGCCTGTTACATTACAGGGTGTTGCTGATGGTGGATCAGTTGCTGCTGGTACTACAATCAATAAGACAGGTTGTAAAGGAGTTATCGGTAACAACTACATCAATCTCCTTGACATTACTCTAAGTAGAACTGCTACTGGTACAAGTGGCACCTTTGAGATGACCGTTAACGATGCTGCTGATGTTGTAAAAGGTCAGCGTGTTACTGGTACAGGTGTTGCTGCTGAAACACGTGTTGTTGGCGTTGCTGGTACACAAGTTTACATTGATAAAGCACTAACTGGTGCTCTATCTACAACTGCTGTTGAGTTTAAAGTTAATGTTGCAGAGAATCTAACCGCTGGTATGGCAGTTTCTCAGACAGCAACTCCAAATGGTGTTGCTGCAAGCACAACTATCGTTGGTATTGACTATAAGACACTCACTGGTGAGATTGGTCCTCGTGTCTATCTCAGCGAATCTTTGATTGATAACATTCAGGTATCTAATGGTAACGATCAAGTCAAGTTTGATTTCTCTGTTGTAACAACAGATCCTGGTGGTACTGCTGTTGATCACGAACTCAATCCTGGCGATGTTATCTACATTGCTGGCGGTACAACCAATTCCATTACTGACGCACATTACACTGTGTTTGAAACACCAACTTCAAGCACATTCACCACAACTCCTGCTCTACAGGGTACTGGTGATGCGACTCTCTATTCCAGCATCTTCTTTGCTGAGAGATTTACAAATGGTCCATACGCTATTCAAAACAAGGGTGACCAAATTAAGGTTACACTAAACGTCAGCCTAGACTGATCATATATATTAGAGACCCAATCTTTAATTGTCGTTTTGTGGGGGTTGCGTTTTGCAATCCCCTTTTTAATGCTGCGTTATGACCGTTTATTCCTACAACACAATAGGAGTATTTCCATCAATCATTCGCACTGCGAGTGGCGGTTTAGGCAGCTTTTCATATGTTTATGAACCAAGCATTATTGATCTCTTTATTGAGATTGATTATGGCACTTTAGCATTTGATACTACTCCAGTAACTACAACTACAACTGTACTGGTAGATGATCTAAATGCTACTCTAACAAATACTATCCTGTCGGATACTGGAACAGGGACAGGAACAACTGGTGGATTTAATATTGGTAGACATATTAGATTCAACAGCACAAATAAACCTAGAACGGTAGAGTTCAGTTTACCAAACAATATTGATTCTTCACTAACTTTTGAAGTAATTAGAGGTAATGACGCCAACGGTGGTGAAGATCCAGATACTTTAGCAGAAAGTTTAAACTTAGAGTATTATGATGGAAGTTCATGGACTTCTATTGATACTGTAGTAGCATATAATGATGCTACATTTAACACGTTAAAATCTGTAGAGATTACAATTCCTTCTGTAGCGAGAGCAGCAGGTACACAATTTAGATTAATACAACCAGACCATAGTGGAAACAATTGGGATAACTATGGATTAAAATCAGTAGCATATACGCATACGTCAACTCCAGTATTACCAACGAAAGATCTTGGTAATATTACAGATCTCAACGCTACGATAGAAGATCGTGGACGTATATTCTATGTTACAAATGTAGAATCCTTTGGATTCGCTAAAACACTTAACGCTGCTTCTTGGAAAGCAACTAGTGCATGGGTCGGTGAAGGAAGTCTTATCTCCTTTGGTAGACAGACATCTCCTGCTGTATATGGTTACATCGCTGATGGTAAGGTCCGAAGTCTTCAAGGTACTGCGGATGTTGAGTTCACTGCCGTTGATGGCGGCAGTGGATTCTTCCCACTACAAGGAAGTGCTATTATTGGAATCACCGCTGATATTATCGGCAGTGGAAGATTTACAACGCTTTCAGGTTCTGCTGAATCTGTTGCAGTCAATCCAGACGAGAGGCAAATACTATTCTCGTTTACAGGTCAACGCAGTTCTGAAAGAACAACCAATATTTACAATGGTGTTGGAACACTAAGTAATCTCGCAAGTCTTGAGGAAGACAGAGGTTTTGCTTGGTATGGTTCTGGTGTCATTACCCTACAGTCAAATAATGACGAAAGGAAGACAGATAATTATAATCACACTTCTATAGTTCCATGGTCTACGAGAGACTTTGGAAACATTACTCAATGTAATGCAGAAGAAATTGTTTCTGGTGATCTATCTGGTCAAGCAGCGACTGGATGCACCATTGTTGTTGAACCTAATACAACAGCGAGAGTTGTACTTGGTCAAACATATCAAACTGCTCAAGACGTTAATTATCCATCAACGTTTATTGATTGGGGAACTATCACATTCCCAGCAGCAATGTCTCAGGATTGGGGTAATATCCTTGATCGTGAGTTGCGTCCACAAGGACTCATCAGAATTGATGTAGAGAAAGGTGCTGCATCTATATTCCAACCCAATTGGGTTGGTCGTGGTGGATTGCGTCTCAGAGGCAAAGCAACACTACCTGTATTTGCTAACGAAAAAGGTACTGGTATTCTCCACAAAATTCGTGGTGTTGCAATTACAAACTTCAGTCTACTGCAACCTGGCGACGGTCTATTCAAGTTTGTTAGTGATGCATCTTCTAGCACTGGAGTTGAAGCATTTGGTTCTGGATCCTTCAAGAAATTTGGTGGTGCAGCAGAATCTTCTACCTTCAATCCACTTGAAGAACAGATTCTATTCTCCTTTGGTGGAGCATATAGTAACCTCAAGTTTACCCACGGTACTTGGATCGGATCTGGAAGAATTAATAATATTGCATCTCTGGAAGCAGAGAAGGGATCATTTGATTATGTTGGTTCTGGTGAAATTAATATTATTTCCAGAAAACCAGTATGGCCTGAAGATTCCGATGAGAAACATACAGAAGCTTACAACTTCAGTGCATTTGTCCCATCAATTGATCTTGACTACGGTCTAATTGTTGATATTACAAATGTTGTTGTTACTGAACTAACAACACAAACAATATCTACAGATACAACAGCACCAAGTGGTGTTATAAGAGTTGGTCTAAACGAAACTGTAACGTTAAGTGCAGTATACAATGTTCCTAACACAACATCTGTACCAACAATTACAGATGATTATGGTTTAGTATCTGAAGTTCATGATCCAACAACTGATTATGGTTGGATACTTGGAACTCATGCTCACGGTATTCCATTCGGCACAGTTGCCGATATTACTGGTACTTCTGAAAATCCAAGAACTCGTACATACATTGCCAGTGGCGATGGACTATTCAAGATTACAGGTAAGGCAAGACTTCCTCTATTCGCCAGTGTATTTGGTGGAGGTCTATTCAAACCTCAAGGTGCATCTGTCACCAACTTTAGTCTACTTGCTCCAGGTGATGGACACATCAATGGAATGTATGGCGAAGGTGCAGAAAGCACTGTTACTGAATACTATGGTGATGGTGCATTTAGAAAACTCAGTGGTGCAGCAGAATCTGCTTCCTTCAATCCATTGGAGAGGCAGATGCTCTTCTCCTTCAATGGTGCAGTACAAAATCTTGCTTTCGCTCACGGAACATTTGGTGGCGACGGTGTACTGTTTACATTTGAAGGTGGTGGAGAGAGAACATCATATGATTATGTTGGTTCTGGTTCTATCCTCACATTCAACAAACTTGAGGAAGCAAGAACTTACTTCTACAACTGTAGTTCTATTGTTCCATTCTTGGATATTGACTACGGTCTCATTGTTGATCAAGCAAATGCTGCTGTTACCGATCTCACAACACAGACTATTTCTTCCGATGAAATCGCTGCAACTGGATCGGTCAGAATTGGTCTCAATGAGGTAGTAACTCTTGGTGCAGTATACACTGTTCCCAATCAAGTTACAACTCCAACCACATTCATTGATTACAATATTGTCAATGAAACTGAAGATGAACTTCTTGATCATGGACACATTCTTGACAGTGTTCAGGTTGGAATGCCTGGCTGCATCTATGGAACTGTTGAAGTTCGTGGTGTTGCTGATATTGCATTCACCCCCAATAATATTTCTAGGGGTGAATTGCAACTTAGAGGTGAAGCAAGAATCTTCAGCATTCTTAGAAATATTGGAGAAGGTACTCTATTTGCAATTTCTGGTGCATCCAGTTCTTCTGGTGCTGCTTACGAATCAACAGGTCTATTCCAGACACTTGGATTTGCAGAGGTTGCTTTTGTCACAGAATATGCTGGATCTGGTGCATTCAGAAAACTCAGTGGTGTAGCGGAGTCTATTACCTTCAATCCACTGGAGAAGCAAATGCTCTTCTCCTTTACTGGTACTGCTGGAATTCCATCCATCACACTCAGTCATATTGGAGATGGCAATCTATTCACGTTTGATGGAACTACTGATAGCACCACATTTGCACATTATGGTTCTGGTGTTATCAGTCTCAGGTCCAAGAAACCAAGACCTGATGTTGACTCTGAAGAGAAGCATACCGAAGTATACGATCTTAACATTGATTGTATTCAACCAGAGTATGATTATGGTTCACTTATTGACGCAGCACTTTCACAGTGTACGCCTACAAGTGGTCTAATAAATGCAACAACAACTGCACCTACTGGTTGTATTACTCTAGACGGTACACTTGGAATATATCCAAATGTAACTTATACAGTACCAGTTGCAGTTAACTCTCCAACTACTCTGTTTGATTACGGTACTGTTCCTGATCCAGAAGATGGAACGGATGATTATGGTTGGATTCTTGATCCAACTGGTAAGCATTGTCCATTCGGACAAATCCATCATATCAGAGGAAGTTCTGGTCCTAACTCCAGAACCTTCCGTGAAGTATTCACTGGTGAAAGTGAGCATAAGGTATACGGCATCAATATTTCTGGTGATGCAGAAATTGTTGTACCACCTCAGTGGTATGGTTACGGTGTACTTGATGTCACATCACGTCCTATCTCCATCACTGGATTTAGTTTACGCACATTTGGTGGCGGTAATCTATTTGGTATTGGTGGTGGTGCAGAATCTGTTACGTTCGTTCCATCTGGTGGTCAGGTTCTATTCAAGTTTGTTCCTGGTCCGTTTGATAGATGGACAACATACGATTGGCAACCTTCTTGGCAAGGTAGAGGTGCGATTACGCTTCCTGACGGTGAAGCAGTTACACGTTATGTACCTCATGTTACTGGTACTGGTAACATTCCAGTATTCAGTGGTGCTGCTGAATCTCTCACTGTTAATCCAGAAGAAAGACAACTTCTATTCTCATTTACAGGAGAAGTTCAAGAAGCATTTGTTGCGAACCCACCAGAAAGAACTCTACAGATCAGTTTCAACAATCGTGGATTCACCACTGGTATATTCTTCGTTCCACATTATCCAGGCGATGGTCTTATCTCTGTTTCTGGAGATGCCAATATTCATTATGTACCTCATGTTATTGGTACTGGATCTATTCCAGTATTCAATGGTGCAGCAGAATCTCTTACTGTCAATCCAGACGAAAGACAGATGCTATTCTCCTTTATCGGGGAACGTCTGTCAGAGAAGAAATCTGTTGCAGAGATTGGATTTGGAGATATTCTCTTCAGTGGTACATCTGGAGATCCATTACTTACATTTGCAGAACAACCATTTGGTACAGTTCCTGTATCTGGAGAAGCACACATTGTTGCATCTCTACTCCATGTTGGTTCTGGTACATTCAGAAAACTCAGTGGTGCAGCGGAATCTGCAACATTCAACCCACAAGAAAGAGATCTTCTATTCTCCTTTACTGGAGAAAGAATTGCAGAATCTACAAGCTTCAGCGAAGTTGCTTCTGGAACTCTGTTTGGATTCAGTGGAGCATCAGAGACATTTGCGTTTGCTTACGAAACTCAAGGTCTATTCAGAGTTGCAGACGAAGCTCTGGTTGTTGCATCTCTACTCCATGTCGGTTCTGGTACTATCAGAAAGTTTGCTGGAGCAGCAGAATCTCTTACCGTCAATCCAGACGAAAGACAACTTCTATTCTCTTTCACTGGAGAAGGATCACAGTCTCTCACTGTTGCTGAGACCAAACAGGTTGAAATTGATATTACTGGTAAGGCAGATCCAGTTCTTAGAACTCAAGCATTCCATGGTTCTGGAACCTTTACTGTCACTGGTGAAGTTGGTGTTAAATATGTACCCAACAACGTTGGATTTGGTAATATCTTTGCTATCAATGGTGCAGCAGAGTCTATCACTGTCAATCCAGACGAGAAGCAAATGCTCTTCTCGTTCCTTGGAGAAGTTGCAGACAGCGTTACTGTCAGAGAAATCAGCAAAGGTGGAACTCTTACATTCACTGGTACATCTGGAGATCCATTACTCTCATTTGCAGAGAGTGGATTTGGTCAGACAAAACTTCGTGGAAAGGTTCGCTTTACTACACATCGCAGTATCTTTGGTACTGGTTCCTTCAGGAAGTTTGGTGGATCTGCGGAAGCAGTTGCATTCAATCCAGTGGAAAGGGATGCACTGTTCAGATTCGTTGGAGATGCTACGCACAAAATTACCAGTGTTTACATTGGTTCTGGTTCTCTCAGAAAACTCAGTGGTGCAGCAGAGGCAGTTGCCTTCAATCCAGACGAAAGACAAATGCTCTTCTCCTTCGCTGGAGATGGTGCAGATTCCAGAACAGCGAGAGAAGTCAGTCAGGGTGGAACTCTCAAAACATCTGGAACAGCAAAAGTTCTTGTCAGTTTTGCACACGCTGGCGAAGGTACAATTCCTCTCAGTGGCGATGCTCGCACTACAAGAGCAAGAGACTTTGTTGGATTTGGATCTATTCCAGTATTCAGAGGTGCAGCAGAATCTCTCACCTTCAATCCAACAGAAAGAGAAATTCTCTTCTCCTTCAATGGAGAGCGTATATCAGAGAAGACTACCGCAAGAGAACTCAGTCAAGGTGGCACTCTTCTTGTTGGTAGTGAACTTGAAGCAATACGACTCACATTCAGTGAGCAACCTCATGTTGAGATTGCAGTTAATGGCGACAGTGTTGACCTACGTGCCTTTGCATATCAAGGATCTGGAAGAATTTCCAATGTCAATAATGTTGAGGATTCATTTGTACGTGCTCCATGGCAGGCTAGCGGCACAGTCAAGATTACAGGTGATGCACTCATTCAAGTACAACTCTTCCAGCCAGAGTTCGTACAGGTTTGGATTATCTAAAATATAAATATACTTGAGAAGAAAGTGTACGTAAATAATGACCACTCAGGTACAATTTAGAAAAGGTACAACTTCAGAACACGCCATTTTCACTGGTGCTAATGCAGAGATAACAGTTGATACTGAAAAGAAAACAGCTGTTGTACATGATGGAAGTGATGTTGGTGGTTTTGAATTACAACGTGCTCGCTGGGAAGTAGTTGACACATCAGGAGATTTATCCTGTGGTGTTAAATATCTTCTTGACACAAGCAGTGGTGCTTTAACATTGCAAATGCCATATGAATCAAATGGGGTAGTACCTCATGTAGGTGATATGCTTGAAATGACTGACTTTAAAGCAACATGGGCTATAAATAATGTTACTTTAACAACAACTGGTAACAGTCAGTTATTCTTAAACAAATTTGGAAACACTGATTCAACCTTTGTATTAGATGTCGCTGGACTTTATGTTCAGTTTGTTTGGGACGGAACTTACTGGAGGATCTTAGCATGAGTTTATATCTCAGTGCAAGCACCGCAACACAAGAACAAAATGTTGCAAATTCAAATGATTTTACCGTACATGCTCTAAGGAGAGACAAGGACGGTATGCTTCATTACACAAAGGCAAGATCTACAGAAGATGAAGTCTTTGATTTTCACCGCACAGATGGTGAAGAATATACAGATTTTCTTCAAGGAACAGAATATGTTCTTGCAGATACAGGTGAAAAGAAGTATTCAAATGATACTGATGATAAATACCAACAGTTCAGGTTTGACTTCAGACGCTTGACATATTTCATTGATAGTGATGGTTACTTAGTCGCAAGACTAAATAAAGATTATGATCATAACGCAAACGGCCCTAAGTAGGAATTATAACAAATGGCAGATTTTAGACTCGGTAGACTAAAGTTTAAGTGGAGAGGAGCATGGGCTGCCTCCACTGCTTTCGTCATTGACGATATCGTCAAGTATGGTGGCAACACATATGTGTGTACAACCAACCACACTTCATCAGGCACAACCTCTTTTTACTCAAGTGACTTAAGTAATTGGGATCTTCATGTTGAAGGTATTGAAAATAGAGGTGACTGGTCTAGTGGATCTTGGTATAGACTTAATGATGTAGTTAAGTACGGTAATACTCAGTACAGAACTACTACTGCTCATACTTCTACTGCCAATTTTGATTCCACCAAATTTGAAGTATACCTAGAGGGTCTTAATTTTGAAGATTCTTGGGTATCTGGTACTGAGTACCAAAAGGGTGACGTTGTAACTTTCAGAGGTTATAGTTACGTTGCTAAAACAATTCATACCAGTGCAACCTCACCTAATGCTGATTCAACCAATTGGGAAGTATTAACAACTGGTTTTGAAGCACGTGGTGAATATGATGCTGCTACAGCATATGCTTTAGGTGACGTTGTACGTTATGGTGGTAATTCCTACGTAAACAAACTATCTTCTACTGGTGTTGCTCCTACAGCCACTGCTAACTGGACTCTAATTACTGAGGGTCTTAACTGGTTGGGTGCATGGGATTCTGCAACAGTTTACCAGAAGGGTGATGTTGTTAACAGAAACTCAAACTCTTATGTTTGTATCACTGATAACACTACTGGTGCTGGTAATGCTCCTGAATTAGATCCTAGCGGAAACTATTGGAACTACCTAGCACAGGGTGGTAACGCTGCTCAGGTTCTACAAGAGACTGGAGACCTTCTCTATCAGGCAGCAAGTGGTGTTAATAGAATCGCACTACCAACTGGGTCTACAGGCACCGCAGCAGAGCAAGCACAGGCATCTGGTCAAGTTCTAACAGTTGGTGGTTCTCCACTACTCCCAAGATGGGAAAAGAACAATACAACAGGTTCTGTATTCTACGTAACTAAGGAAGGTTCTGATACTAATAACGGTCTAAGCATCTCTAGAGGTTTTGCTTCACTAAGATATGCTTGTGATTATATCAGTGCTTTAACAGGTGCTGATGCTCCTTCTGCAACCAACCCAATCACAATTTTTGTTAAGGCAGGTACTTACGAAGAAGTTAACCCAATCGTTGTTCCTGAATTCGTTTCAATTATTGGTGACAACCTAAGAACTTCTGTTGTCAAACCAGCGGCTGGCGATTCTAACATGCAGTCTTTGACGTTGGGTGCGTCACTCACTCATATTCAATATGGTGAGATCATCTCCAACGCTGCTGGAACCAAAACTGCCATGGTTCTAGATACAGATTATGGTTCTGCTGTTCATCTACTAAACTTAACTGGTGGTGTATGGAATTCTGGTGACAAGTATCTAGATATTGTTTCTAACAAAAATGCAGATGCTCGTAATCTAATCTTCAAAAACGCTAAGTTTATTGCATGGGAAGCATATCATCGCCATGCAGCAAATGAAGGTGCTGTAAATGGAACAGAAGCAGACGTTAAGAACACACTCCAATCTTACATTGAAGCAATTGCTTTCAATATCAGAGCAGGTGGTAACAATAAAGTCTATGATTATGCTGCTGCTTATGTTGGTGGTACTGCAATCACAGGTAACACTACTCAAGATACTACACTAAACGGTTATATTGAGACTATTGCCGATCAATGTCTACGTGGTATTACTGTTAGTACTTCCGCTGGAAATACTGAAACACAGTATGTGGATAATACGATCACAAATGACTCTAATGATCCTGCTTGTCCTACAGTTACTGCTGCACTATCAACACTCGCTGCTATTCTAGGCAATGCTATTAGTAGCAACAGCATGAGTGGTGCTACATCTACAGATACTTCTATCCAAGTTTCTTCAGTAGATACTCGTAGCAATGCTGAGTCTACAATGTGCTTACTTGGTTCTCATACTACCATTAAGGAAATGGTATTTGAGGGCATGAGTGGATTCGTTCCTTCTACAAGTGACGATAAGGATATGGACACCGCTACAGTTAAGGGTGTCTTCTTCCGACTCAATCCTAACTCTGCAATCACCAAATCTCCTTACATTCAAAACTGTACTCTATTCTCTGGAGCAGCAGTTGGTATTCTACTTGATGGTGGTGTACACGCACATTATGATAATTCTTCAACACCATCTAACAAGTCAATGGTGTTTGACTCCTTCACTCAAGTTATTGACGGTGGTGTTGGTTTCTATGTAACAAGAGGTGCTGCAACTGAGATTGTATCATCCTTCACATACTACGCACACATCTCTTACACTGCTACACGTGGTGGTAGAATTCGTGCTGTTACTGGTAACTCATCTTACGGTAAGTATGGTGCGATTGCTAGAGGATTTAAATCTGATGAAGTTACCATTGATGGTAAAGTCAAGGGTAAGCGTCTCACAATTGATGTTTCAACTCCTCTAGGTGCAACATTCACTGTTGGTGAAAGAATTACAGGTGGAACTTCAGGTGCTATTGGTGAACTGATTAACGATCAGTCTACCTCTGGATTCTTGTATTACTTCCCCATTAAAGGAACCTTTGTACAGGGTGAAACAATTACAGGTGGGACTTCCAACCTCACAGCAAATCTTGTAAACAATACAGATGCTGTTACTGGACAGAAAGGATTTATTCTTACTGTTGTAGATCTACAGAATGCTCCAGATGCTGGTGGTTCAGTTGAACTTCAAGACAATGGTGTTAACGATGACAGTGGTTCATATGTTATCTCCAATGCTAGTTACATCGCTCCTGATGGAAGAGGTTCATTGACTGTAAATCGTGGTCAGTTTGGCACAACTGCTGCTGATCATGATGGTACAACCGCTATTGCTCTATTCCCAGACTCAGGAAGTTCTGCTACTTTGTCTGCTGATGTTCTAGTTGGTGCTTCATCTCCTGTAACCATGCAGGTTTCTAGCGTGACTGGCATGACCATTAATGGTTTCATTGCTATCGGTAACGAGTTGTTTAAGGTGGTATCATTCCCATCAGCAACATCCGTACAAGCATCACGTGCTGAAGAAGGTACTGCTGCTGAAGGTCACTCAACTAATGATGCTATTACCATCCTAAATGCAAAGATTGCATCTCAAGATGAACTAATTGAGGATGTTGCTGCTGCTGATGTTTCAATTCGTGTGAAGCAAGCAAGTGTTGGTCTTGATGCTGGTGACTATATTCTAATCGGTAGTGAGTTCATGAAACTCGCTGCTGTTGCTCCTGATACCAAAGGTATTACAACACTACAGTTTGCTGATGAGAAAGTTATTGAGGCAGGTGATGGACAGGACTTCAAGATCCGTTTCCAGTATTCACAAGTACGTCTAACTGCTCACGACTTCCTAGATGTTGGTACAGGCAGTAAAGCAAATACTAACTGGCCTGGTCTACCCAACTCACCTAACGTTCCTTCATACGAAATTGATGAAGATCGTCCAGGTCGTGTTTACTACGTATCTACTGACCAAGATGGTAACTTCTCTGTTGGTAAGTACTTCAGAGTTGAACAGGCAACTGGTAAGGCAACACTAGACGCTTCTGCGTTTGACCTATCTGGTCTATCAAGTTTGAGACTTGGTTCTATCGGTGCTCAGTTGGGTGCTGCTATTAACGAATTCTCAACTGATGGCACATTGTCTCAGAATAGCGACAATAAAGTTGCTACACAGAAGGCAGTTAAAACTTATGTTGACAACCTATCTTCTGTTGATGGTAACTTCCTCGTTGGTGGAAACCTCACAGTTAAGGGTACAACAACATCAATTAACTCTGTTACTTTAACATCCAAGGATCGTAATATTGAATTGGGTAAAGTTGCTGTTGCTACCTTCACTGGTGATATCACTGAAGGTTCAGCAGACATCACCAATTGTAGCGATATGGATAATATCGCACCTGGCGTAGCAATTACGCTAGATGCTGGTGGTGGTACAGTTACACTCGCTTCTGGCGGTGTTGTAACTGCTGTTTCTGGAACAACTGTAACACTTGATCAAGTGTTTGGTGGATCTGGATCTGCTACAGGTGCTACCTTCTCTACAGGGGGTGCTACAGATACAACAGCCGATACAGGTGGTATTACAATCAAGGGAACTACCGACAAGACAATCCAATGGTTGTCTTCTAATGGTAAGTTCAACTTTAGTAATGGTATTGAACTTGCTTCTGGTTTAGGAGTGACTATCAATGCAACTGATGTCTTAACAGAAACTACTATTTTTGGTAAGACAATTGCAACAACCTTAGGTACGGACGACACAACAATTCCAACCTCAGGTGCTGTTGATGCAGCGGTGAAAGGTGTGTCTGCGACTGCATATTATATCTCAGCGGTCTAAGTATTTTATAAATAAATTAACAACACTAAACTGGTAAATTTTTAAATTAAACGGAGTAACCTAACATGGCTTCTGGAGTATACGGAAAAGTAGATGTCTCAAGTGCAAGCACTTGGACTGAAGTTGTATCTGCCGCAGCAGGTACAAGGGTAGCGACCCTAAATATCGCCAACCGCCAGGGTAGTGCAACCACTGTTAGGGTTGCTCTACGTGACGCAACAGGTAACATTACAGATGCTGATTGCATTGAGTATGATGTTAGTCTTCCTGCAAATGGCGTTCTAGAGAGAACAGGCATCGTTTTAGACGCCAACAACGGATTGCATGTCTATGCATCAGCAGCAGTCACAGCTGTTGCTTATGGCATTGATGGCTGAATCTGACAAACATTAACCAAGGAATAGGAATAAAAAAATGGGAAGAAGAATTACAATCCAAGAAAGTGGTGGAGGCGGCGGCACAGGCAACGCACATAAGGAAGATCCGTTTGATCAACCTTGTTTTAGTGCCTATAACGGTAGCTATAACTACTCAACTGGTTGGTTCACATGGGACCACAACCTAAACGTTCATAACTGGATCATTGGTGATAACAATGGTTACTCCCAGTATCGTTCTGATAACTCATCTCAGAACACTGAATTCATTAACGAACAAGGTTCTGACAACTGGTTCAACACTTGGAGTGAACCAAGCAGTTCTACTGATCGTGTAAACCTACTTTGTTATTCTGGATATCTAGGTCACCAGAACTTCCTCAATGGTTCCTGCCGAGGCAGTGCCACTCCTTGGTTCGTTCATACAAATGGTTCTAGTTACCGTTCATACGGTTTCAGAGACGTTTGTACTCTTCCTGGTGAAACTCATCAAGACTACGCTGTGTTCGTTCAATGGGGCGGCACGATGCGTATGTGTCAAAGATCCTCTAGTGAATACTGGATGGGTTATAACTATGGTAAACTTCCTACAATTGATGTTCCAGATGGTTGGTCTAACCAAATGTATGGTGCTGGTTCCTACAACAGAAAGACCAAGAAAATGGTCTTCATGGAAACCAACGACAGTTATACATATCAACCATGGTTGTGGGAGAATGTCCCCAACCTAAGAGCTGTTGCCAACAACGGTGGTAACTTTGAATATGATCACGCTGATCAGTATAATGCTTACGGCACCAGCAGTCTTCAGGCTTACTTCAACCAGACTTCTAACAGAAAGACTGGTAGTTATCCCAATAGTGGTTACTATGACTACGCAAGTGGCAAACCAACTAACCAGACTACAGAAGATCAACGGAGATGTATTACTGTTCTCTGTGATAACGATAGAATCGTTATGTTCCAAATGATTCCTAGCTACGGTGCTTGGGCATGTAGATGGAATTCTCCAACTGTAGATGGTAATGGTAATTCTCAAAACATTTACACTTGGAACGGTACTACATCTTATGGTATTGACCAAGGTGAAAGATATGGTGCTAGATGGACAATGACCAGTGATGGTAGATACATCGCAATGTACTGCCCTTACTACTATTATGGTTCTGGTATCTTTATTGCTATTACCAGAGTATCTGATGGTAAGACATTACGTAGTTCTTGGACAACTTCAAGTGAATCTGTAATTCCTGTACCATTTGGTAAGTCTAACTTCCTGATGGTATCCAGTAGAAACACTGACGGCGGTCAAGGTATTAGATTTACCCAGTTCAACTGTGACTTCAGATTCGGTACTAACAACGACGTTGGGGATCCAGATATGACTGGAGCAATTGACGCTTCTAGTTATCAGTTTGATAGTACTTATTACACTACATCTTATCCAGGTATTATTCCATCAATCTATAATACTTCTCTGTTTAACACAGAACTTGATACTGATTATACAAACGCAGGATAATCATAATCCATGGGTCACTCTACTAGGGTGACCCAAACTAATAAATATATTTACAGGAAAGGTAATTAATTCAAATGGCGTACTTAATTTACGATACAATCTCTGGGGAAACTGTTACACAGTTTGATTACGACCCCACTGAAGGTGGTTCTAAACCACTGATGGATGGGTTCCTTATGTTTGAAGGAGAAATTGACGGTAGTAAAAATCTTCAGATGGCATATCGCCCAAATGCAGAAGGAACTGCTTTGGTAAATCCTTTTGAGGGAATGTCAATTGAAGACCAAACCAAAGAACATGCCAAAGAAATTTTGGTTAGAACTGCTAAAGATATGAAAGCAGCTAAACTAAAACTTATCAAAACAAATTGTAGGAAGAAACTAGAAGATGAATTTGGCAGATCATCTTGGAAAGTGGAAAAAGCACAAGAACAAGATCTCATTAATGGCAACACTGATGCCATGAGAGCACTTGCTTTAGAGAAGCAAGCGATTCGTGATGGTAATAATGCTCTAGAAGTAAAACTTCAAGCACTAGATCCTGCCACTGATGCACAAGCAATCGTTGATTTTGATCCTGATGATTTCTGATTTCCAAAGTAACATTTGAATTTATAAATACCCCTAGGAAACACTAGGGGTATTTTTTATGGCTGAACCCACCAGTAGGGCAGAATTAAAAGATTACTGTCTAAGGAAGTTAGGGTTCCCTGTACTAGAAGTCAATGTAGACGACGATCAGATAGAGGACTCAATTGATGATGCTTTGCAATACTATCGTATGAGACATTACGATGGTGTTGAACTTGCATATATGAAGCACATCTTTACCGCTGACGACAAAACACAATTCCAGTCACAAGATACCACAACTACTATTGGTACAACTGAATGGAAAACTAGAGACAGGTATATTCAATTACCAACAGATGTTGTTGGTGTATCTAAAGTATTTGGTCTTGCTAGTAATGCTGTAAGAAATAATCTATTTGGTATTGAGTATCAAATCTTTTTGAATGACTTATATGCCGTAGGTTCTCTTGACTTTCTTAACTATTATATGGTTAAGCAGTGGATGGAAACTATGGATATGGTATTGAACAATGGTTCTTTTGTTCAATTTAGATTTAATATGAGACAAGATAGATTATATCTTGATGTTGGCGAGGACATGTTAGCAGAAGATATTCACGTCATTGTTGAATGTCATAGAGCATTAGATCCTGAAACATACCCTCAAGTTTATAGTGATATCTTTTTGAAGAAATATACCACTGCTCTTATTAAAAGACAGTGGGGTCAGAACCTAATTAAGTTTAATGGTGTGCAACTTCCTGGTGGAGTTAGCATGAATGGTAGACAACTATTTGACGATGCAGAAAAAGAAATTGAAGAACTAATGACTGCTTCTTCAAGCACATATGAATTACCACCGCTGGATATGATCGGATGAAGAAAGTATATTTTCCTCAACATGGTGGGATTACCACCGAACAAAATCTGGTACAAGACTTGGTTGATGAACAAATCAAGTTGTTTGGATCAGATGTGTTTTATATTCCTAGAGTACACTTAAAGGATAAAACTCTAGGGGAAGTCATACAGTCTGAATTTAATCAGAGCTATATGATTGAAATGTTCTTAGTGAATGTTGAGGGATTTGGTGCTGGTAGTGAATTTGTAAGTAAGTTTGGTTTAAGGATTACAGATGAAATTACCTTTGTTGTATCACGTAGAAGGTGGGAACAATCAGCTAATCCTGCATTAAATCTTGCTGTAGATGGTAGACCCAATGAAGGAGATTTAATCTACTTCCCTTTGACAGAGGATTTATATGAAATTAAATATGTTGAGAGAGAAAATCCTTTCTTTCAATTAGGAAAACAATACTTCTATACACTCACCGCTGAACTATACGAGCAAGGTGCGGATAAATTTGATACTGGTATTGATGAGATTGATGAGATTGAAAGAGATTTCAGCAATATTACAACATTGAATCTATCAATTTCTACAAGATATCAAGCAACAGGAACGTTGCAGGTAGATTCTTCTGGACAACTTACAGGAGCATCCGTAGGTATTGCAGGTACTGGATATAGTACAGTGCCTTCAGTAAGTATTGATGGAGCAAACGGATCAGGTGGTATTGTTCAGGCAGAAATTGCTGATGGTGGAGTTGTCACATTAAGCATTTTAAATAGTGGAACTGGATACGTATCTGATACCACTAGTGCAGATTTTCCAAAACTTATTATTGATGCACCACCCAACCCTGTAGATTTTATTGCAGATGAACATGTTGTTATTGGTGGATTCACTCAACAGGGTGGTGGTAGATCATGGAGTTCTGAAAATGGTGTAGTTACTGTTACTGCTCTAGGTGGATTTGATCCTACATTCGCACCAAATACACAGAAAAAATATTTTTATTGGAAGTTTGAAGACAAACGTATATGTTATGTCTACACATACAATGGAACTACTGCAACAACAGAAACAGGTCATTTTTATTATGATGCTGCAAATGTCAAATACATTATTAATACTTATATGGAAACTACTACAAGTGGTTCCCAAGCGACAATGTATGACTTAGATAGTGGAACAATAGCAGAAGTAGCAGATTGGAACGGGGTAACATATACACTTGAAGTTATGAATCGTACAGGTAACTTCCTTGATGGTGATACTATTAGAGGGGTTGAATCTAATGCCCTATATACATTAGGAGCATTCTCTACTATTGATAATGAAAGTATTGAATATGATCAGAATCAAGCAATTGAAGATGGTGCTGACGATATAATTGATTGGGGTGAAGGAAACCCATTTGGTGAAATTGGTAATTATACAGGTAGCTTCTGATGTTAGGAACACAATTTTATAACGAGGCAGTAAGAAAGACTGTCATTTCTTTCGGTACTTTATTCAATAATATTGAATTAAAAAAGATCGTTAATGGACAAGTAATGGAAGTTGAAAAAGTTCCACTTGCTTATGGTCCTAAAAATAAATTTTTATATAGACTACAAGGGAATCCTACGGATGGTAGAAAGGTAGCAATTACTTTACCACGTCTCTATTTTGAGATGACAGGTATTGAGTATGATTCTGCAAGGAAAACTCCTGCAATAACCAGAACTAAAGCAGTTCTACCTGTTGATGGGGAGTCAACAAATGCAACGCAAGTAATGACTCAATATGTACCTGTTCCATATAACATAGGATTTGAAGTAGGTATAATTGCAAAATCACAAGATGATGGACTACAAATTCTAGAACAAATTTTACCATTCTTTCAACCAAACTTTAACATGAGTGTTAAGTTTATTCCTGATATGAATGAAGTAAGAGATGTTGCTATCGTCTTAAACAGTGTTGACTTTGATGATGATTGGGAAGATGATTTCAACACACGACGTAGTTTAATTTATACGTTGAGATTTACTGCTAAATCTTACATCTACGGACCTTACAGCAAGGCAGATGTTATTCGTAAGTCTCGCATCATTGAAACTATTGGAGATAAGGAAGTTAGTAAGAGACACGTTGAAAGATCATATACACCTAAAGCAAAGACTGATCTTAATAACGACGGACAGGTTACTGCCGCAGATGATGCATTTGTAACTGCTGCTGACGACTTTGGATTTAATGAAGGAATTGAATTCTTATGAGTAGCCTAGAAGACAACATGGAAAACATCCTCAACATTGATACTGAGGTTGTAGAAAGCAAACCAAGTAAACCTGTTCCACCTAAGGTTGACAAGGATGATCGTAAAAAAGATTATGAATATACTCGTGGTGAACTATACTCTCTCATAGATAAGGGTCAGGAGGCGGTACAAGGTGCCTTAGAGGTTGCTCAGGAGTCAGGGCACCCAAGAGCGTATGAAGTCGCTGTAGCGGCGATGAAGCACGTTGCTGATATGACTGAGAAACTTCAAGACCTACATAAGAAGATGAAGGATCTAGATGAAGAAAAATCTGGTCCAAAAAATGTTACTAATAATGCAATGTTTGTTGGTAGTACAACTGAACTTCAGAAGATGCTTAAGCAAATGAAGGGGGGAAAGCGATGAAAGATTTTAAACAATTTAAAGAAATTTCTGAAGCTGCATGGACAAAAAAAGCAGGACAAAATAAAGAAGGTGGACTAAATGAAAAAGGAAGAAAGAGCTACGAGAGAGAAAATCCAGGAAGCGATCTTAAGAGACCTTCAAAAAAAGTTGGGAACCCTCGTAGAAAAAGCTTTTGTGCGAGAATGAAAGGGATGAAAAAGAAGTTAACTTCTAAAAAAACTGCTAACGATAAAGATAGTAGAATCAACAAATCTTTACGTGCTTGGAATTGCTAAGTGCTATAATACTATTACTGAATTTTTATTATGACTAAAATTAGAAGAGGATTTCAAAAGATTGAACCAATCTCTGCACCGCCAGAAAATAAAGGATTTGGTATTAAGAAACCAAGTTTAATCCTACCAAAAGGAGTTCAATCAACAGAACCAGAACCAGAACTACCTGAGGATCTTGATCTAAGTGCAATGGGGAAACCAGATCCCAAAGCAGTTCCAGAACAATTTGCTAGAGCATTCCCCCCTCTATCAATGCCACCATGGAGATCTGATCAGAATCCATCGGTAAAATGTCCTGAAACTAATGGAGATGAATTAGTTGATATTAATCCATTCCCATACTTATTCAAAGCAAAATATGATTTTAACTTTGAAAATATTCAGGAAAAAATTGAAACAGATATTAAAAGATCTAAAACACTTGTACAACAAAATAGTATTTCAACACCAGAAAAAGATGGTGGTACTACAACTGTTTTATTGATTGGTTCTGAAATTAATGGCGAAAGATACACAGCACCACATGAGTGGCCAGAGTTAGAGCACTTTATTAATGAGTGGGTTCCAGCAAATATTAAAAAGATTTGGAAAGCGTGGAATTTTTGTTCTATGTCAGTTCCATATATTTCAGAGTCTTGGGTAAATGAACATCCATATGCTTCCTTCACAGAAGGTCATACCCATCGTCGTAGTCAAATTTCTTTATCTTGTTATCTAAAAGTTCCAGAGGATAGTGGAAGATTTATGGTTAGAGATCCTATGGATGCATATACTTACAGTCAACCTGTTGCATATGATTATCATCCAACAGGAAAAGAGTGGAGATATATTGATGTAGAGGATGGAGATGTTTTATTTTTTCCTGGCTATTTACATCACATGACAGAAAGATCTCTTTCTAAAGAAAACAGATATATTATGTCAATTAATATTTCTTCGTTAGACATTAATACACCTCAAGGTTTTGACAGAGGCATCTATAAACCAATGTGGGTGCCAGACCAAAGTTGACAAACGCTGACATTTCAATTAGAATACTTGACAGAGTTATTATAATTAATACGTGATGCAATGTCAAACATGAGATTAAACGAAGTGGACGTAAGTCGTCTGATCAAAGCATGTAACTTAGCGAAAGAAGTTTCTGGATCTGAGTACATGTGGGATGAGTATGAAAAACTCACAGAAAAGCTACGGCAACTATGTGAGCAAGGGTACTGTTCTATTACGGAGGAAGGATGACTGAAGATTGGCGTTACAGTGACGACAAAATGTTCGTTAGAGAATCTGTACTAAAGATTCTATTACATAAGTTTGGCAGTAAACTAAAATCAGATGGTTCTTCTGATAAAACAAATCAGTCCATATACCAATGTGCTCATGATTGGGTATCCCAAGGAAATATGAGATCTGATGGTGTTGTTGCATATTACAAAGCATATTATGGATAGACATGATATACCATGGTTGGGCAACTTCTATACAAAGAAAGAAGTAGACGCTTTAATCGCTAGAGCACTTGAAGAAGCAAGAGCAATTGATGAAGCGTCTATGGCCAAACATAATCGTGAAGCTACAATCATTAGTATGATCTTAGGTTTCACATGTCTTGCATTATTTGTGGATGGATTGTTAAGGATTTTAGGAATTATTCCTCCATTCATGCACATTGATGTAAATATCATTGATGACATTATAGATAATGTAAAAAGTGAAATGCTGAAATGAAACAACTAAATTCGTTTGTTTTAGATAATACAGTATCAATTATTGACTACCTTTATAGAGGTAGACACTTTCAAAGATTTTGGGTGCTTGAGGAAATAGCTCGGGCACCCTATTTTGCTTTTTTGAGTGTCTTACATTTAAGAGAATCTATGGGGTTACGTGGTCCAGAACACATCTATCTAATGGAGGAACATTTTGCTCAAACACTTAACGAAACAGAACATTTGGAATACATGGAATCTAGGGGCGGTAATACTTATTGGGTGGATCGCTTTGTCGCCAGACACCTGGTACTTATCTACTATTGGATCAATGTGGTTTATTACTGGTTGGCTCCTAGGTCTGCTTACGATCTCTCCTACAAAATAGAACTTCATGCTGAGGAGACATATGCAAAATATCTCAAGTATGAAGATTGTAATGATAAAGATATTGAGAGAATTATGAATGATGAAAAACATCATGCAGAGGAACTAAAGGCAGCGATGGAATTAGTACTGAGATCCTGACACAATTTTTTTCAATTTTGTAGAAAATACCTAGATAGTACAGTCAAATAACTTTTATATGAAGTTACTACCATTACGCAAGTTTATTATCCGTACAGTTATTCTTAGTCTAGCATTTTTATCAATTGCACTTTTACCAGGTCTGGCATATGCAGTTGACATTGAAATGGGTTCAGGTGGCAATCTAGTATTCAATCCATCTGAAGTAACAATCTCTGCTGGTGAGACAGTCAAATTTGTTAATAATGATCTACCTCCTCACAATGTAGTTTTTATTAATGGTCATGAGGAATTATCACGCCCCGACCTTAACTTTATGAAAGGAGATACTGTAGAAATTGCTTTTGATGATCCTGGTGAATATGAATTTCAATGTGAACCCCATGCTGGTGCTGGTATGAAGGGAGTCATTCATGTTGAATGATAGAGAATGGAAGATCATTAAAGTATGTTTAGAGAATGCTCCGACACCATATGATGTTGGAGATACAAAAAAAGAAGTAGAGAATTTACTAAAGAAAGTAGATTCTTATGCAACAGTTGAATGTTTTATTGATGATGATCCAGTAGATTGTTATTCAATGGATCATGAATTGGATGAAGATCTTATGGAGTACCCTCCTTTATAAGATTAAATAATAATAACCATAGTTTGATTTTATGTTATCAACAAAGTATCGTTTACGCTTGGAAGCAATTTGTAAAAAGATTGCTGCCGAAGAAGAAGTGCCTCTAGAAGATATGATTTGGGCAAACAAATTATCAAAAGCAAACACTAGTGCTAGAGACATGTTAAACCGAGCAAGGAGGGCGGCAATTAATCCAGGAGATGATTTTTTTAATGGGTTGAATTTGGGGGATCCTGATCCTACAAATCATAAAACAAAATTTGAGAGTGTTGATGAAATCGTGGATTGGTTCAAACAAGAAAAATGCGACGATTGGAGGCAACGAGATTAAATGATTCATAAAGTTTTAACGTCAATAGATCCTGCATTGGTAGGTTCTATCATGGGAACTTTTTTATTAGTTCCATTTGCATACTTTACGTATGACGTTAAAAAACATCCAAAAAACTATCAAGAACATTGAAATAAATAATTTATATTGGAGTCATCTATATGAAAGTTGGTATTATCGGTCTTGGCCGAATGGGTGAAGGCATGTCTCGCCGCATGATGAAGAATGGTATTGAGACATGGGGGTATAGAAGAAACACTAAAAAAGCAGAAGAAGCATACGAAGCAGGATATGTTTCAGGTATTGCTTATAGCTTAGAACATTTATCAGAAGCAGTACATAGTAATAAAACAACGGGAGAAACGCCTGGCATTTTTATGTTAGTAGTCCCAGCAGAAACTGTGGAGGACACGATCAATGAGTTATTACCATTTTGTGTGGAAGGTGATATTATTATTGATCATGGCAATTCCAATTTTAAGGATTCAAGGAGGAGAGCATGTAACCTTGAGAAATTGGGCATCCAGTATCTTGACTGTGGCACTAGTGGTGGTGTGTATGGTTTGGACCGTGGATACTGTCTTATGGTTGGTGGTGCAAATTATGCAGTACAAACCTGCTCTCCAATCTTTAGGGCACTCTCCCCAGACATTGCATCAGTTCCACGAACAGATGAACGGAGTCATGTAACTTCTGCTGAGCAGGGATGGTTGCATTGCGGACCACCTGGAGCAGGTCACTTCGTAAAGATGGTACATAACGGAGTAGAGTATGGCATCATGCAAGCGTATGCCGAAGGGTTTAACATTTTACATTCTGGTGATCTTGGTTCCCAATATGTTAAAGAAGGAGATGCTGAAGTTGCTCCAATGTCAGATCCAGAAAATTATCAATATGATATTGATGTTGCTGAAGTGGCTGAGTTATGGCGTCGTGGTAGCGTGGTTGGGTCTTGGTTACTTGACCTTGCTGCATCTGTATTACGTAACGATAACGAACTCAGTAAATTTGACGGGGGTGTATCTGATAGTGGTGAAGGTCGTTGGACTGTTAACGCCGCTGTGGATCTTGGCGTACCCGCTCCTGTTATTACTACGGCATTATATGAAAGATTCAATTCAAGAAACTTAGGAGGTTTTGGTAATAGAGTTTTAAATGGAATGCGTTTTATGTTTGGAGGACACAACGTAAGATAATGGGAAATTCAAGAACAGATAAAAGTAAAGATTTTATAGATTCTGGTATGACACTTATTACACAAGTTGAATCTGACAAATATCTTAAACAGCATTCGCAGGATAAAGTTTCTGATCCTAGAAACGAAGATGATTATGATACGTGGGAGTATGGTACTGAACCACTCCCCGATGATCATACTTGGGGATATCCTATTCCTGATGATGAAACGTGGACAGCTTAATGACTTTCGGTAATGTCCTTGCAATCCTGGCAATACCCTTTGTATGTGCCACCCTCGCACTTGGAAGATATAAAGGTGAAATATCGTATTATGAATCAGAAGACTATGATGGAAACGGAACCGCTCACTAGACGCATTGTTATTTTTGGTGCAACTGGTGACCTTGCTAAAAGAAAACTTATTCCAGCACTCTATAAATTATGGCAGAAAAAATTACTGCCACATAACATACTGATTGTTGGTGCTTCTCGTAGAGAGCATACTAAAGAGTCTTGGTTGAGACATCTTGGAGATTATCCTGAAGACTTTTGTCACTGGTTAGATTTTGTGTCATGCGACTTATCGTGTGAAGAGAGTTTGAATAAACTTCACGATGCGAGTGCAGATACTACTTACTTTTTATCAGTGCCACCACACACATATGCAGATGCTGTAGTTAATTTAAAGAAGGCAGGATTCTTAGATGATCCGCAACGCAGTCGTGTTGTTATTGAAAAACCCTTTGGTAGTGATTCTAAATCTGCTCAGAAATTACAAGATACTATTTCAGATTATATTCGTGAATCACAAATATATCGTATAGATCATTATCTTGGTAAAGATACTGTAAACAATATACTTGCTACACGATTCTCTAACACACTACTAGAACCTCTGTGGAATCGTAATTATATTGATGAGGTTCAAATATATGCGACTGAGACCATCGGGTGTGATGGTAGATCTCAGTACTACGAAACCGCTGGAGCAGTCCGTGACATGCTTCAGAACCACATGATGCAGTTGATTGCACTAATTGCAATGGAAGCACCGTGTAGGTTGTGTGCGAAAGAGATTCGTAGAGAGAAGATTAAAGTGCTCTCTGCTGCTCGTTTAGGAGAAAAACTTATTACTGGTCAATACGAGGGATATCGTGCAGAGCATGGTGTAGGACCAGAGTCAGAAACTCCTACTTTTGTTGCTGGTGATCTTTATATTGATAACTGGAGATGGCAGGGTGTTCCTTTCCATTTTATGACAGGAAAATCTATGCCATATCAATGTGCAGAAGTTGTCATTAAATTGAAAGCACCTCCATTGAATCTATTTGAAGGTCATGAATATAATGATCGCATCGTAATGAGATTCCAACCAAACCCTCACCTTGATATTCGTATTGATATGAAGGCACCAGGATTAAAAGATGATGTAGAAACTGCTACATTGACTCATCCATATCCAGATGCTGCTGTAGATGGTTACGAAAAACTTTTATA